TCATAAGGCCACCGTTGTCCACCCCTTACCTCGATCATCATGGTACCTATCCGTTTGTTGTTGAGTTTTATGTCCAAGTAAATCTTTCGTGTTTATACCCTGGGCTTTATATAACCGCTCGGAAAGCGATCTTTGTTCATGGAAAGTTGCCGGTGTACCTTGTCCCCAGTCAATATCTGCACTGTCTCTTGCCTTGCTGAAATTCATGGTCAGTGTTCTGGGTTTCACCTGCGCTCCTCGCTCAGCCTGTGAGGTGGTTCTAAAGAAATGAACCAAATAAGGGCTTACTGCATAATCCCGGCAACGACTGATTACATCTCGGAGGCTCCAGTTGATTGCGTTGCAACGCAGAGCTAATGGTATAGCGATTTTGCTTCCGGTTTTCTCTTGCTCAACGTGTAGATGATCGTCCCAGATGTCCGAGAATTTCATACGGGATATATCACCTAGTCGCTGTCCTGTTACTATGGCTAAAAGCATGGCGTTCCCCATGTATTTGTGATTTTCATCGGCTATATCAAAAATCTTTTGCCATTCCTCCAGAGTGAGGCGCTGGCGAGTGATCTTTCTACGAGGTTGTTTAGTTGCTAGTGCAGGGTTATAACCAGGAGGTACTTCTCCCGCATGCTGAGCTTCTTTAAAAACATCTATTAGGACAGAGCGAATGACCTGAGCCATTCTGGGTTGTCCCTCCGCTAAATATTCATCAAGAATTTGCGCAACATCTCGAACATTGACAGCGGATATTAATTTCATTCCTACACGTTCCTTAAGCAGAGATACTGGTTTTGCTTTTTGTTTGATAGTGTTTTCTTTAATATCTCCGGACTTTAATCTTTCCTGCTGAATCTTCCAGTAACGTTCAAGCCAGGTGTTAGTTGATATTGATTTTCCTGAGTTGGTGGATATTCTGTCAGTGATTGCCATTATCTGGCGGGTTTGTTGTTCCGCCAGTCTTTTATTTGCTTCAATAGCTATTGCCGTGGCCTCTGCTTCATCTGTACCTAGACTATGAAACTTACCAGTTATCGGGTGCTTATAACGCCAGTATACTTTATTAACCTTTCTACTGTAGAGCGGGTATAAATTTGGAATAGATATATTATTTTTACGTGGTCTGGCAGCCATCGTTCAAAATCCTCTGCAAAAGAACAGGGTCGCTTTTCTTTACTACAGGAGTGGTCAATGTACCGACCAACTCAGCATCCTCCCTGACGCGCCAGAATCGACCTTCTTTTTTGGCTGGGGGAGAAAACATATTCTGTTTAGCATAATTCCTGAGAGTGGAAACACTTGGAGGATTGCTTCTGTATTTCTCGTTTGCCCACTCTTCAAGGGTTAACATCTGGAGCATATGTTTTACCTCATTATGACCCATTGCTGGGCCAGTATCTGAAAATAAAAAATCAGTTTTGCATCAATTTTTGCAGCACCTGATTGCCGGAAATTATTCGCTGCCAGATTGCTGACACATAGCGGGCCTGATGAATAGCATCAGCGAGGGCATTGTGACGATCACCTTCAAACGGGATCGTTGTTTTGGGGTCGAAGCCAATGGCCTGGCCGAGCTCTACCATTGTTCGTACGTCCCGATCGTTCCAGTATTCCCACGGATAATCTTCAGCAATGCAATCGTAAGAAGAACGCAGAATGGAGTTATCGAATGACGCACCGTTACCCCATACCTGTGCCTTTTTGCTCCCGCCAGCAACATTATCAGAGACAAATTCTCTGAACTGGAGTAATGCATCCAGCAACGGGATAGCATCATCATTTACGATCGCAGAGCGTGCTTCGGAGGACTGCTTAAGCCACCAGATAACAGTAGATGGATCGATTACGGCGCCCCAGTTCACAGAGGATTCAAGGCATACGACTTTATAGAAACTTTCTCCAATAGAGCCGGTTGCCGGGTCAAAAACAACCGCACCAATAGCGACGATAGGGGCGTTATGTTTTTTACCCATGGTTTCCAGATCAACCATAACGTGAACATAATCAATAGGCTGATCTTCCTCCTTATTATGAGGACTGGATTCAATATCTACAGCATCCGTTTGATGAACAACTTCATCTGTTTTTTCTTTTTGGTTAACCTTGCCCGTAACGTCAACAAGACCGTCAATGGAAAATACTCCGTCCCCAATTTTTGAAACCTCAGGTTGCCTTGATTTGGGAAGGTCTTCGGTTACCCACTTCGGATCAGTAGGGTCGCTAATCCCTTCGACATATTCGCCGCGCTCGGCGGCCAGAACCTGATTAGCGTTCGGACGCTGCTTTTGAGCTTCTTTTACGAGTTCGGTGCCAACTGCTTTAAAGTCAGAGGAGAGTGTTTCCATTTTTGCGCTGCTATCCTCTCCGGCGATTGCTTGGTTTATTGCATCCAGAGTGACTGCAGCAGATGGAATATGTCCCGCCTTGGCAAGCATTTCAGCGCTTGGGGTATCATGCTTATGTTCAGTCAGATTCGCGTTGATGTAGCCACGCAACCGATCTGGAAAAGGAGTTATTCCACTGGATGCTTCCCTGATCAGTGCAAAAATCGCTGCACGGGAATAATCAAGGATGCCTGGTGTGCTCCGTAATGCTGCAGACCATTCTTTAAATGGACTTTCTTTCTTCTGTACTATTTCCTTCGCGCGGCGGTGGACTGATGCCGGAAAATTATAGATATCAAAATCCATAGGCATCGTCGCAAGGGCGATCTCTATATCCAGAGTATCCAGCGAATGCTGATAATCCGGATTGCGGTCAGTTTTGTTACCGCCACCAGCATTGGCGCCAGTATCGGTTTTGTTTATTGAGGTGATATAGTTTCCAGCAGCCCATTCCTTTGTAAGGATCCCGCGGTCAATGTGAGACGTTTCAAGCCACAATTTGGCGAACTGAATTTGCTTGCCGAGCTCATGGCGTTTCCCCGCAGGAAATACGCTCTTAAATGCACTGGTAAATTTCCACAGGCCAGGCATATCATATTTTTTAAGCTCCGGAATATTTTCTGCCGTCAGCAGCAGATTCTGCACACCGTGATTATCCGTATCCATTTCCATCGCTGAAAGGCGGTTACGATGAGGAATGCTAATGTGATACACGTGACGTTCGTCGGCCATATACTGGGCAAGCAGCTGCGTGCGGAAAGACATTTCCGCCAGGTTGAAGAGTGCTTCTTCATTGTTCGAATAGTCTTCTTCATCACTATTTGCAGGAGAGATATCGTTTTCTGGTTTACTGGAGGGCTGTGGTTCAGCAGCCGCCGGCGCAACGATTTTTTGCCATGTCAGCCCGTCTTCACCACCAAGCTCGTAGCGATCGCACCAGGTGTCATCCAGTACACCTTCTTCCGGTAAGTCATCAACGATGAGCCAGTTGGTGCGGATCGGCAGCTGATGGCTGGCGCCGCGGCCAACGTTAATTTCAGCGTCTTCCAGGATGTCCAGGATTTTGCGCTCGGCGCGAGAATCGGATTTAGCAGAGAACCAGCAGAAGAGGCTTTTCGCTTCGTTTGCTTTTGCCTTAGCTTTAATGAGATACGGGTAGTTGTTCATTGCGTTTGGGCTCCTTTGGATTGTAAGATACCCGGCAGCTGATGGCAGCCGCCCTGGTGGTGGTCATTGGTCAAAACTCGATTCCGGAAAGCTTTGGTCGGCTGACCGGGTACTTAACCCGCCTTGCGCGGGTTTTGTGCTTTATGAGGCTTCTGCAGGCTCTTTGCCGTAACCAGGGTATTCCTCTAGCACTTTTATCAAGGTTGCTTGCGCTTCCTGATGCTGCTGCGTAAGAGCCAGTTTTATTGCTGTTCCAAAGGATTCGGCAATCAGCTCAAACTTCCTTGCAAGCCTGGCCGTTTCATCGACTTGTTCGCCCATGGCTTCCATTTCGAAGTTATGTTCAGTCCACACTTCGTCTAAAACATCCTCTTCAACTTCATCACGCAGTGCCTCTTTCACCTCGAGGACCGGCAGGATACCGATGAGTTGCTCAGCTGGTGTGTTACTGAATTTCAATGCCAGATCATTAGCTGACATAAAGCCTCCGGAAAAAGGCCCGCCTTGGGCGGGCAAAGATAATTTTTCCAATTTAACCAGAACAGGCCTCGCCTCCTGTTTGGTTACGATGGCGGTATTACCATCACAATGCCCTGTGCACCGGGCATTAGGCTGGTAAGCCATTGGTCAAAACTCGATTCAAAAACTCACTGCAGGCTGTTGGTCGTCAGCCATTTTTTGTGCATTTCGGTAAGGGAGGCACTGGCCCTGTATTTTTTGTTCATCGGCGTTGCTGTTGCAGCTGGCCTCTGATGGATAAACACCGATCAGAACATCAGAGCATTCACCAGTGAGAGCACATACGCTGATGACAAGGGCAAACAGGGTATTCATGCCTCAGCCTCAGGGTTTCCTTTCTGCGCCAGCAAGTAACACAGCTGGCGTAGTCTCACCTCGAACCAGTTCAGGCGGGTCGCCTGGTTCCCGGTAGGTACTCGGGCAAAATCCTTCATAGTTATCTCCAGTTAACTCAGTATTAGGATGTGGTTTTGCAATGCGGCGCCGGGTGCCTCCCGGTGACGGCAGCCAGTTAACAACTACCGCCGACAACTTTTTCCCCACAACATGTGAATAACCGCCATGTTTATTTTTTAACTGTGCCGCGTGCGCATAGCCGCATTCACCGCATTGCAAAACCTACTAGTCGTGATGCCTGTCTTTTCACCACTTCAGGCTCGGTGGTATTCTTGGCGCTCTCACACAGCCAAATAAAAGAGAGCAAAATGTCTCGTAGCCCTATACCTGTCTTCTGGTACGAAAATCCCGCTCACTATGAAGAATTCCAAAAAATCCTTTCAGATGCTTACGTCCTTCCCTTTGACTACCACGACTGGCGTATCCGCACCGATAGCATGGTGGAGCGCTACGAAAACAGCGGTATCCAGGCTGTGAAGGTGGTAGCCAGCACTTACGATTTCATCACCTGGTGCCAGGCCCATGGACGTGATATCAGTACCAAAAGCTGCAATGATTACGCGGTCTCCGAATCGGGCCTCCAAATCCTGCGCGACAGAGAGTTTGATTGGGGAGACGAGTAAAAAGTAAATTTTCCCTATCTTGGATATATCTATTCTCATAGTGATGTCCTATCTCATGCCTGTAACGCCGGCCGGCGGAACGTTTAAACCTGCTGCGAATTCTTCTGGTCGTCATCTCATCCGGTGTTTCGTATGCCGCCGGCAGCTACTTCGTGGGCTTCCTGCCTCGATGACGTGTTTCTGTGTGATTATTATAGTCACGATATGTGTTGTGTTGTCAATACACAATATGTGTCCAGTGGGGATAAAATAAAACCAGCATCTAGCTGGCTTTATCAAAGTTATTCGGAGTCTTTCTTGAATCTGCCTTGGAGGTATCGCTCAACGTATTCATCAATCTCTTTTAAACGAACTTCGAAGAGATCTAGCATTCTGTCTTGCTCAGTATCAGGTAACTGATTGAAAAGATGAAGCATCCTGCGTTGTTTTGGGGGGAGTTCTTGTCCTTTATTAAGTTCATCACCAAAAAGAAGATAACTCGGGGTAGTGTCCAGCACTCTCGCCAAGACAACAGCATCGTCGATACCTATGTTTCTCACGCCTAGCTCATAGTTACCAACGCGTGAGGCCGTAGCCCAGCCGCACAGCTTAGAAAGTTGCGCTTGGCTTAATTTTTTCCTTTCGCGAAGAGCTTTAAGTCTCTCGCCGACAACTTCAGACATGCTTTTCATATGCAAAATGTTACCACGCTTTGTGGCATCGTATTGATCACGTTTTGAGATTGACAATAGACACATATTGTGACTAAATTAGTTGCATCAAATAGCAAGGAGAAATCAAGTGAACAACATTGCTTCTGAGCGTCAAAAGCTGGGCATCTCTCAAGCACAGCTTGCAAAAACTCTCAATTGGGGTCGTTCGCGTCTATCAAATTATGAGGCCAACCTTCGCGAACCTGGATTGACGGAGTGCCGTTCTATTGTGGATGCACTTAACAAACTAGGAGCTGAATGTTCGCTTGATAGCGTCTTCCCGACTGATAAAGAACTGAGTGGGAGGCAGGCTTAACCATGCAAACCATCTCTTTTAAAAATCATAACCCGGTAATGGGGCTGCAACTGAACTCAGAAAATCAGTTTTCCGGTCTACGCCGGGCTCGGATGAAAAGTAGAGCAATTTTTGCTGCCGTTCAGGAATGGGAGTCGACTTTACCTGGACGTGCACAGGACCACATCGCGCAGCTGGTGGCTGAGCAATGGAGAAAACAAAACGGGCGCGGAATTAACGTCAATAAACAGAATCTGTACCGCTACCTGAAAAACGAATCCGGTTCAGATAAGTACGCCAGTTACGTCATGCAGCTTTCAGGAGCGATCGCTGATGCAATGCCTATTGAGATTGCGCGCAAACACGGATTGAAACGTGGATTGACTGAAAGCGAGCTGGTGGCTCAAGCAATCAAAGAGTGTAGCGAAGCGCACCAGGCAAAATTGCTTGGCGCTCCGTTGCAAAAGTTAGAGCGTGAAATTCGGGAGGCAGCAATTGCACTTTTTAACATGCTTCCTGCAGATACGGCGGGACCACTACTGGCGAGCATAAGCGCCGTAGCGCCACAGTTTTTTTAATCGAGTTTTGACAATGAGTACCGTACAGAAAATAGGGGGGCTTCATGAGCATTGACGCAATGCGATGGGCCAAAAAAGTCAAGACAGGGAAGTCCTCTGCAAAAGCTGTTCTGACCTGGATGGCCGACATGTGCGGAGCTGATCTCTGTGCTTTTCCATCCATTCCTGCGCTGGCAGAAGCAACTGAGCTGGATAAGAAAACGGTCCAGTCGAGCCTGCAGTATCTGATTTCGATCGGGCTTATTGAAGATACAGGTGAACGGCGTGGAAAGACTAAACAAATCCCGGTTTACCGACTTCTTGGTGTGGAAGAAAGCGTTGCTGAAATTGAACACACCCAAAAACGGGAACATTACCAAAAACGGGATCGTTTAAACATTCCCGAAAACGGGGTTGTTACAGCTGAAAAGGCACCCGAAAACGGGACTGTTTCCTGTACGCAAAACAACCAAACGATCCCGTTTTTTCCGTCAAACGATCCCAAAAACGGGATCCGGAATCTACCAGAGGAACCAAAAGATATAACCCCCACACATAGGGTTCTGGTCGAACCAGTTGTGCCTGACTATCCGAATCAACCGGGAATAGTTCCTGGTGAAACACAAGCATTCGGAAAATTTGCGATGTATTTCGGGTGGAAACCTTCCGAGGATTTTCCCCGACTGGCAACGATTTGGGGAATGCCATTAAGACCGGGGATAAATCTTGCTGCCGAGTTAAGCAGCTTCATCGCGTACTGGCAGGTTGAAGGCAGGGCGTTTCACCAGGTCCAGTGGGAGCAAAAACTAGCAAGACATCTTAACCGTGCGGAAGTCCGCCAGAAAAAACCAGCGAACGGGAGTAACGATCATGTGGGAGTACGAGCAGAGCCAGCAGCATCCAGAGCTGTTCAACAGATTCGAGCCGCCCGTGAGCAGCGGTTGCGAGTTGCAGGAACAGACGGCCGTAGAAACGGCGTGGCGCCTATGGGAAGTGATGGGCGAAATCTTTTCGAACCGATGGATCCTGAAGAACGGAGAGGAACCATCAGAGCTCTGGATCGCTCAGATTGGGTCGATGAGTGAAGCCCAGATTACGCTGGTTTGCCGGCAGTGCATGGAGCGTTGCGCCGCGGGCAGCACATGGCCGCCGGATCTCGCTGAGTTCGTTGCGCTGGTATCTGCCAGCGGTGCTAACCCGTTCAATCTGACATCCGATGCAGTGATGGCGGAGTACAAACGCTGGAGAAACGAGTCTTACCGATATTCGGGAAGCGACAAATACCCATGGAAGCAGGATGTTCTGTATCACATTTGCATTGAGATGCGCAGAACCGGAGTTGAGAGGAACCTGACGGAGGGAGAGCTGAAAAAACTGGCAGAAAACTTACTCACGAAATGGACCAAACACCTGGCTAACGGGTTTTCGATTCCGCCAATTCGTCAGCAGTTGGCAGCACCGAGACATCCTGCAGGACCGACGCCAGCACAGCTTCTGATGGAAGAGTACAAACGCCGCAAAGCGGTAGATTTAACCAACTGATCGCATACTGGCCAATGACCAAAACATTAACCCAAAAAGAGCAGATAGAAGCATGTTATACTAACATAAAGATAAAAATGGGTATGCTTAATTATATGAAAGTAATAGATTTATTCGCGGGAGTTGGTGGGCTTAGCTTAGGCGCTGCTAGAGCAGGGTTTGACGTTTCCGCCGCTGTTGAGATTGATTCGCATGCTATTGAAACGCATCATGTTAACTTCCCAAATTCACGACATTTTATGAAAGATGTATCTTCCATTGATGGAAAGGAATTACTAAAAAGTATTAATTTGGAATCACTTGATTGTTTAATTGGTGGTCCACCTTGTCAAGGTTTTAGTAGCATTGGTAAAGGAAATGTTGATGACGTAAGAAATGAATTATATTTTCATTTCTTTAGAATTATTAACGAAATACAACCATTATGCTTTTTGGCCGAAAATGTGCCAGGTATTATGAATGAGAAATATGATCCAATTAGAAATAAAGCATTATCTTTAATTAAAGATGATTATTATATTTTGCCACCTTTGAAAGTGAAAGCTTCAGATTATGGTGCACCAACAACAAGAACTCGTATATTTTTTATTGGCTATAAAAAGACACTTGGTAAAGACCTACTGGATATAAAGCAATTCACCCCGAAAAAAGCTGAGCGTATGATTACAGTCGGTGATGCCTTAGCAGGCATTAATTTTATGGTAGAACCAAGTTGGCAGACTGATGCTGAGGCTTGGCATAAAGTAGAACGCCATTTTAAAGGCTCTTTTTACGATAAATTGTGGGGTGAGATACCTTCTGGGGTTGGGGATAAAGAAACGCTGTATAAATTGAAACAGGGAAAAGTTTCTGGATTTTTGGGCACTCTGCATAGCCATGAAGTTCAGAAGCGTTATAACAATTTACAATTTGGAGAGATTGATCGTATATCTAAATCTAAACGTTTAGATCCTAATGGATTTTGTCCAACATTAAGGGCTGGTACAGGGAAGGAAAAAGGCAGTTTTCAAGCAGTTAGACCTATTCATCCATATCAACCACGTGTTATTAGCCCAAGGGAAGCTGCTCGGCTTCAAGGCTTCCCTGATTGGTTCAAATTTCACCCAACAAAATGGCATAGTTTCAGACAAATTGGTAACAGCGTTTGCCCTATAGTTGCTGAAGCAATGCTGTTACCATTAGCTGAACTGTGCAAAATGTTTAGTCAGAATTGCACCTTAGAAAACCAAGGTATTGCTCTTTGATACTCAATAAAGGTTTTTAATTGATTAATTGTTTTGGGTTCTGTCTCAGAGAGATAGAATCCCATAGACTCAATAATTTCTTCAGGGGTGCTATTTGGAAGTTTCGATTCAATTTCAAACCGCTCTTTTAAAGACATCGTAGGAATACTTATATTTCTCGGCTTATCCCACGTTTTATCGATAAATGGCCAATGTTCTAAGCGAGACCTTTTAAAGAAACGATTGATTTTTGATTCATCATTTTCTAACAAAATTCCAGTAGCTGTGAGCATTGTTTGGCCATCAGCATAAATAAAAGATGATAATGGTTGCATAAATATATCAGACCTAGTGGATAATCCCATATTAACTGCTTTACGAATTGCGTGAAGTAATGTTGTTGGATACCTTTTTGAATTCGTATGATCTGGAGTTATTGGATAAGGTGCATATCTATCTAATATGGAACTTAAATTTGATGCACGATAGTCTTGGGGAGTTGCAGAGTACGGTGCGTTGGGATCGCGACCAAGCGTTTCAGCGTGAGCGTTAACAGTAACTTTTAATATGTCGTAGGCATTAAGTTTGTTGCAGAGTAGTTCAATTTCGCCTAATTGGTCGTTCAACATAGAAGGCAAAGTGTAATCGAGCCATACTACATGCCGAGTTCTTTTTTTAAAGTTATAATTTGTAAGGAAATTTTGACTTGTTTGTGGCTCTTTCCCGATATCTATACAAGAATTCGGCATATTAAATTTCTGACGCTTATGTGTATTTTCAACAATCTCAAGAGAAATCATTTTTTTTATTTTTAGAACGCTATGCATTACTTTGAAATCCTCAAGAAAAGGTCCTCCAAAACCAGCGTATACATAGTCAGATATATTTTTACAATTATTTACCTTTCCTAATAGATCGATAAACAGATTCCGGTCAACGGCTTTATTATGCCTAAGATGGTAAGGTATGCTGTTTCCATTACTCATTTTCTAAAGCCTCTTTTAGCATTTTATCAAATGTTTTTCGCCCAACGTCAACAGCCGGTACATTCACATCATCGAATAGATATTCTGCCACTTGGTTAAACTCGTCAATTTCAACGCTATATTTTATGAGTTTGGTTTTGTTAATAACTTTTGGCAATGGAAGTGAGGGTTTGTATATTTTCCCTCCAAATGGCTTAGGATTCGCTTTGAGTTGTTTTTTAGGAATTATATTAATAAGTTCGCTTGAAGTCGCAGGGAGCGACTTATTACTCATCGATTTTATAGTGTTATTACTGTTACCGTAGGATTTCCATTTATTAGTAAAGTTAATGAAGGTTTTAAGACCTTCACGCATATAGTCTTTTACGGCTAGGTAAAGGTCTGAATTGCCATCAATTCCGCGTTTTGTAGTGGTTACGGGTAATAAACTGGCATCATTTGAAGTGAATTTTACTACGCCTGCAATGCCAATAAATTGGGTGTGATATGCAGGTACTCCCGCTTCCCCCCACCCTGTTAATCTTGTTTTATCAGAATAAATGACAACGCGGTCATTACAAATAACCGTCCAACCAGCCTTTTCGCTAGAAGTTTTAGATTCTAAATACTCTACATCTTCATCATCAGTTGTAAGATCTCTATAGAACCCGACAGATAACTCTATACTAACTCCATTTTGTTCATTAGTGTAAACATAAGGAGTTATTCCATCCCCGTTTTTAAAAGCATTTTCATCATAAAGAAGAGTTGTGAGACTTGGTTTAATCACTTGGCCGTTTAAACTAATTTTAAAACCTTTGTTTATAACTATTGCGAAATGATTGGATATGACATTCATTAGATCTGATTGGAAAACAATCTTATCTCCTAATAGTCTAGATATACCATCTCTTATCTGGGTTATTTCAATTCTAGTGCCATTATGATTTAATCCGGTGGCTTTGTGTGTTAATGGTAAGTACCAATTACTATCATCGATTAACCAGTCTGGGCGAATCTCGACCTCATATTCATCTTCGTCTGTTTTTGTCGAAACAATGGAGTGAGAACCCATTTTAAACATTGCTCTTTTCATACCAATACCATATACACCTATGGTGGGTACTGTTCTTTCTTTACCAAAATTTGTGTTACCTAATCGGAATGCCTCATTTTCCGCACGTTCAGCAGATATCCCGCCACAGTTATCCTCGATAATGAATTTATCCTTGTCCATTATCAAATTTGTGTAGAACCCGTTATAGTTTTTAACGGGATTGGTTGATATTGATCTCATTGCGCCGTCAAGACAGTTATCAACAAGATCAAGTATTGCATCTGTAAGTTCTATATCTCGTGTCAGCATATCCACAAAAAACTTTTTCGCTGGCGAGGCATTAACTGGAGTGTTGTTCAATTTCATTTCCTTAGTAGATAATTGAGACATTACTGCTTGATAATACATTACTAGTAATGCGCCTTCATAGCCAAAAAAAATTTTTATGAATGAACGCATTGATTGTATCGAGAATCCATATGTCATTGATATCTAGGCGTAAATCTAATGCAACGCTAATTATAACGCATTGTGACTATTATTTGATAATCCTTCTCGTTTTGTACACATAGGCTGAATATGAACTGTATATAAATACAGCATTTAAATTTCACTTTTACACTCGTTACGGTTCTTATCGGAGCACCTCTTGTTATTTTTACGCACGTAAGAAACCGTATCGTAAATTGGTGTTTTCGATGTGAAATTATTATCCAATCAAGTTTTTAACAATTCGTGCTGTTAAGCCGTTGATCAATCTCACTCAGAAGTGTACTGTATAAACATACAGTTAAAGCAGCGGAGGCAATTATGAAGATTGAATTAACCATTGATCGCACTAAAGAACTTCCTAAGGGCTCGGTCTTGGCACTAGAAAAAGAGTTATTTAAACGACTCCAGAATCAGTTCGAAGGATGCCGTCTGGCTATACGCCGTGCATGCTCGGATAGACTAAGTGTTTACGGTGGCGAAATGGAAGTTGAAAATAAGGTTGAGGAAGTCCTTCAGGATACCTGGGAAAGTGCTGACGACTGGTTCTATTGAGTAGAGGTCCAGTGGCTGACCTGGTTTATTTTGAGGATTTTGCTGTGGCTAAAAAACAAAAAATGCCGAACACCGGCTATGTAGTAATCAGATGCGATGACGGGGTAATTGTTGCCCGTCTCACCTCTTTTCCCGTATGTGAGCGCGCTTTAATGTACCGTCGCGGTGATACTGTTTCGTTTATGCCTCTGCAGCCCGATGAGATCGTGGGGACTCTCTCGCTGTTTTCGCAGATGATTGAAAGAGCAAAGACCGGAGGGGGTTACCAGATTCCTCCTGGCTCTGTTACAATCCCGTCATAGGCCTGAACAACCTATACCTGCTGCGTCGCGGAGAGAAACCATGACGCAAACCCCCGAAGTATCAAAATCCCATCAGACTGGTGCTCCTTCATCGAGCGCCGGTTTGCTTTCGTCTTCAAAACTAACTTTTCGACAGCAGGAAGTTTTCGATCTGCTTGTGGCCTACATCAATCAGCATGGCTACCCACCTACGCTATCTGAGCTGGCCGATATGCTCGGCGTTAGCTCGTCTAACGCTGTCCTGTTGCATCTGCGTGCGTTAGAGAGAAAAAATTTTATAAAACTCTCTCGCCGCGTCTCCAGAGGAATTTCCATCGTCGGGCGAAAGGAGCCTATGCTCGCCGTGCTGCTGCTGCAGGAAATGATCGCTGAAGAACCCGGCGCGCGTGAAAGAGCGATTGAGTTTTTGCGACTGTTCGGTGATCAGCCATGAAGAAAAGTTGGTTTTTACACGAGCAACTTTCAGAGGCTGAGGCTACAGAGCTGGTGGAGCGATACCGTAAAAATAACTGTGTGGTTGAGAAAAGCTTGTCCAGAGACTTTACATCGTGGGAGATCCGCGTGCTGTTGCCGGAATCGAAGAAGCCGCCACGGATTGACAGGACCTACATACAGAAGATGTGGAGGGACTGATGCGAGCTTTGCTTAACGTCGATATTGCACGCCATCTTGGAATTGTGCTGCTTAAGCCGGGTAGTGAATTAATGCCGTTATTCGGTGCCGGCCGGGTTCTTGTTGAAATGCCGCCGGCAAGCATGAAAAAGATACCCAGTGGACGTCTTCCTGATGCCCGGCAGCTGTTGCGGGATGATATGGGGATCAGACCTTTTTTCATGAAGAAGGCAGTTATCACTGCAGCTGGTGGGGTTAGTGCCCTCGAGTCATGGTTGCGTAGGCAGGTTAAAAACTGTCAGTGGACACATTCCGATTACCATCACCATGAGCTCGTCCCGTTTCGCCATTCGACGGGTGTAATAATCGCATGCTGGCACTGTGATAATGAGCTGAAAAACCAAACGGAACACACCCTCGATCAACTGGTAGGTGTTAATAACGCTGACTGGGTAATCGACACTGCCCGCATCGCGCTTGGTCTGGACGCTCAGCGCTCATTGTCACTGGCGGAGCTATGCTGGTGGGCGGTAGGCGCCGGGATTGGAAATGAAATTACAGAAGAAATGGCGCGCCGATCCCTGCGTATTAAAGACGATGGCATTAAATCGGTTTACAGGGAGAGTGAGATTGTTCCGTCGGTACCGGCCACCAGCATTCTTTCTCCTCGTATCGAAAAAGCAATCAGGCCAACGGCAATAGCAACGCCGGACAAACCTCTGTTACCTGTGAACGTCGATCCTGTTGCACCGGCGACACTATTCGCCAGACCTAAGCGGATTCGATGGTTATCAGCTGACTTTATCTCATGGGTTAAAAAACAGCCGTGTATGTGCTGCGGGCAGCCGGCAGATGATGCACACCACCTTATTGGCTGGGGGCAGGGCGGCGTAGGCACCAAGGCCCACGATATTTTTACGATCCCATTATGCCGCAAGCACCATCGCTCTTTGCACCATGACCCAGCCGCTTTTGAGCGTGAATACGGCACCCAGCCGGTATTGATTATTAAATTGCTGGATCGGGCTTACTCGCTCGGCGTTCTATCCTGAGGAGCTTTAAAAATGAGAGATATGTACGAAATAATGGACCGTTGGGGAGCTTGGGCGGCATCCGATAATAGTGGTGTTGACTGGCAACCCATTGCTGCGGGGTTTAAAGGTTTGCTACCTCATGGAAAGAAAACACGCCAGCAATGCGATGATGATGAAGGTATCATGATCGACGGATGTGTAGCGCGATTGCGAAAATATAAGCCGGAAGAGTATGAGTTGATAATTGCTCATTTTGTAATAGGCATCTCATTAAGAACCATCGCGAAGAAATGGAAATGTTCTGATGGTACCATAAGAAAAGAGTTACATGCAGCATTAGGATTTATTGAGGGCGTCAAATCGACATTAACGATTTAATTAAATATCTTGAATAATATTCCAGTGGTGCCAATACATACTGGCACCCAACTTAGTGACATAAGGAAATCCAAAATTAAATTAGAAAATTTGACGTTTTTTTTAAGTTCGCACTTCGCTTCTGTTAAACGTATTTTAATATCGGATTGCTCATCAAAAATTTTATCTTCGATAGACGAGAATACAATGTCTTTTGCATGAGTTATCCGTGTTAGCTGTTTCTTTTGAGAAAGTAGTGTTAATGTCATAATTATACTTGTGATTGTGAGCCCCATAAAAGTAATATATATTTCCATATTTGATTTTAATTGATATATTGCAATGGAACCTATTAGAGAAATTGGTATTGCTAAGGCTTTGTTAGTTATGTCGGTTGTTATTTTTGATATTTTATCTGCGTAGTCGATTTCAGTTTCGGCTATTTCTTTTCTTGCTTTTTGAAAAGAAAATGCAGACATATAGACAGCAAGGTTATTACGATATAAATCACATATTAAAGGCCAATTTTTGATTATTTCGCAGAAGTCGTTATCAGCTGATTTAATATATTCAATCAAAGTGTTTCGGAAGGTGTTTATTTTTTCGTCATAGTGAAGGTCGGTGTTTGGATCAATTGAAACCAAAGAGTTTATTAAGGAATAATCAATTTTCGGGTAAGATAAAACTTTGTCGTTTAAGACGGTTTCTATTACTGCAGAAGATGACTTAGATTCGGAATTCAAAACGAACACTAAACGGTAAAAATTTGAATTTCCATTCTCTTTGATGTCATGAAAATGTGATAGTTTTGATAGTGCAGTAATCATACTACATATGGCTTCAATTTTTTCAATTTCTTCTGGCTTGTTGTTTTCGCCATAAAGGTAATCAGAATCAATGAGATAGAACTGGCTCGGTAGAGAGCCACGCATTATTTTGTTTACTTTTAATAATTCATTTGCTGTCGTGTAAAAACGTTCAGAACTTGATTGACTGACAAGGAAAGTAAAGTTGATTATTTCACCATGCGATGGTATTTCATCTATACTTTGTATCTCTTCATCATCTATATCTAGGTCAATAAAACGTCCATAAGAAAAATCTCCAGATAAGATCGGTTTAATTATTGCTATGATGTTATCAGAAAATTCTAAAGACGCAGAAAATGTTTCACCATTGCAATCAGGTGTGCCGGATATTCTAAATAATTCGACAACAACTTTTAAACTATTCACTTTCATTCTCAGTATTAATTAATTTTGTTTTCTCTTTAAGAGCTGCTCTTATTTTAGATCTTGCTTCCTCAGGGAGGTTATTAAAACAAAGATTGCCAGTTTTTTCATCATAAAAAATTCTAGCATCAGCATTATCGCCAAGAAGTTCTTTATCGAAATTGAAACTATATAATGGGTTTTTATACATTACTTTTTTGAGTTTGTCTAGGGATGTTTTATTTATTACGAAATCAGTCGGTATACCAACCCCCTCACTATTGAGGTGTTGCATTAATCCAGATAATATTTCATTCCTTTTCTCATCTGGGAAAATAGACAGCTCTTCAAAGCCAATAGCTTCTATATCTGACAAGCTGGCTGGCAAACTGGACTCACATTGCTTTTCGAGATATTTTATTATTTTGTTCCTAAATTCTTCAGCGATAGGGAGTGTTTCAGTGTTTTTTTTGAAAAATTTCCTAGCTTCATTAGGAAGTTTTCGCGTGGCTCCTGCTGAAGCTAATCCTTTATCACAACCAAGCGCAGCAATAAAATATGCAGAAGCAGACTGCCCATTTGTTTTACTTATGAAGCTCAAGTAATTTATTTGCGATTTTTTATCATCTGGAGCTGAGTTGTATTCGAAATAGCGATGAAAGTTGACTCTTGCTGCTTGGTTAATATAGTTGAGCTCTAGGTGTATCATTTCTTCAGGGTTTAAGTTGGCGCTTATGGTAACACCATTTTTCTTTTTTATCATCGTCACTAAAATAAATCGTAAACCTTGCAATATATAATCAGTAAAAACAACATAACCACCTGATGACCAAGGTTGCTTTTTTGCCTCCACGTACATTTGTTTCATGATTTCTTTGGTGAGGTTTATAAATGAAGAGGAATCAGATTTTTTATCATTGTAATATTTATCAAACAAATCTGGAACGGGGCCTCTGAGTGATGGATCGTCTTTGAAAATACCATGATGTGCTAGATTACCACGAGTCCCATATAATTCGACAACACCATCTACCAGTTGTTGAACAATTTTGTTTGATTTATCAAGTTCAGTGTCACGAAGATTATACCGTTTCGAGTGATCAAAATCCTTTTGGGCTTCTTTGAGTAACTCGTGGACAATGACATGGTTGATTGAAAGTTTGGTCATTTTTTGTTCTTTCCCATTGTGCAAGTCGCTGTGTATTTCTAAGAGTAATAAAATATTAACGCGTACGCAAAAGATGTTGTACTCTGCTAAGAGTGGTCACTTCGACACACAGCTTAACCATTAAAATCTCCTCAGACGTCACATTTTTTGCATTTTATGCCTAGGATCAAACTTTCAGATCATGCATATGAGATGAAACTCAGGCCTTTTATCTTTCCAGGCCCACGTTAACCCAGAGACAGTGACTATGAATATGCTGGAGAGTTCAAACAACGGGCTTGATCTACTGGAGTTCCTACAGAGTTGGGTCTTGGAAATACAACTCTGGATGCAATGCTTCGGACATTGACGATTTGAATGGTTCGGACATAAATTATGGATGTGGTGAATCCCCCTGTGCGGAGGGGCGACCAGTCAGTTACAGAAACCTGTAAATGCAGCGCGGGCCATGCCGACTGGGGTATGCTCACCGGGAGGCACCCGGCACCACACTGCCACTAAACATATTTAAGATTTATGGCAGGTTTACTTTTGCGGTGCCCTTCTATGTTTATAGAACGTAACGGCAAAAGTGAATGCTTCCTGGTAAATCGGTAGCTCGGACTATTAGGAGTGCCTTCGTTTCGTTACTACCTAGAATGCCTACTTTCTGCCCGCCTTCAGGCGGGCTTTTTTACGCCATCAATAGTGCGCTTCAGAAAGAAAAGGTAAACATCATTTGAAGGCTGCGCTTTGCGTGGCCTTTCTTATTTCAGGCTCACGGGAATCATCATCGATACGGCTCGTTGTTAAATCAGCCCGATGGGCCTGACCCCCTACACGCACAAAGCACCCCGTTAACCCGGAGGTGGAGTATGTATCGAATGGACAAGCTAACAACAGGTATTGCCTACGGAACTTCCGCAGGTAACGCGGGGTTCTGGATGTTGCAATTGCTCGACAAAGTATCCCCATCCCAGTGGGCCGCTATCGGTGTTCTGGGAAGTCTGGTATTCGGCTTGCTGACATACCTGACGAATCTGTTTTTCAAAATTAAAGAAGACCGGCGAAAAGCTGCTCGAGGTGAATAATGTCTCCGACACTACGTAAAAGCGTTCTTGCGGCGGTCGGCGGCGGGGCCTTGGCGATTGCCTCTGCACTCATCACTGGCCCGACGGGTAATGATGGGCTTGAGGGAGTGCGATACGACCCTTATCAGGATGTGGTAGGTGTCTGGACGGTTTGTTACGGCCACACAGGGAAAGATATCATGCTCGGCAAAACCTATACCGAGGCAGAGTGTCGGGCCCTACTAAATAAAGACCTGAACACCGTCGCCTGGCAGATCAACCCTTACATCAAAAAACCGATCCCAGAAACAATGCGTGGGGCTCTGTACTCATTCGCCTATAACGTCGGAGCCAGGAACTTCCAGAACTCTACTCTGCTTCACAAAATCAACCAGGGGGACCAGAAAGGTGCGTGTGATCAGCTGCGCCGCTGGACCTATGCCAAAGGTAAGCAGTGGAAAGGACTTATTACCCGGAGGGAAATTGAGCGTGAAGTGTGTTTATGGGAGCAAAGATGAGTCGCTTAACCGCCGTTATCATCGCAATAGCAATCCTGCTAATGTCCTGTGCCATTTCATGGCGTATGGGATGGAGTTCCCACGCTGATCACATCAATGCTCAGGCTGCGAAGAAGAGAGAGAAGGCCGAGAATGCCATTAAGCCTGTAGAGGAAAAGGCCGCTACTGCTAACGAAGCGGGTAAGGTCATCTACAAAACAATAACCCGCGACGTGGTGAAATATGTTCAGTCTCCGAATCGTACTGTGTGTAGGTTTGATGCTGCTGCTGTGCAGTTGCGTCAGCGCGCCATCGATGCTGCCAACTCCATCCCCGGATTTGATGAGCCCGCCGTGCAAAGCAAGTGACGCAGGAAATGACAGCGATGAAGATTTACAGTCTGATATAGAAACCGCTCAGTGCCTGCGCCAGCTCCGTTTGGATAAGTATCGCTGGCAGGCGTACTATCGGGCGGTGAGTAAGTAACAGGCATAGCACATGAAATAAGTGGCCTTAAGTGAACAAAAAATCTGAAAACAAGACATTCAAGCTTTCAGCATCGAAATGTTTGTATCTAATTCAGGGGGTGTCATGCACTATAGGATCTCAAACCACTCTTAACTAAGTAGCCACTCATGACAGTAAACTTACTACCACAACTACCATGCGGTTATCGTTACGGCATTGAGCGCTCGATCCGGCCCCAGACTGGTGCGGAATTTTTTCCGCCACAAGGGTGTGTTATCAAATCTGTTAACTTTGGGGATGGTGTGGTTATTTGTGTGCCCATCCAATTGTACATTAAACAATTAGATTTATGGGTCACTGTCTAAGGAACCATCGAATAATATGTTAGTTACCAGCCTCGTTAGGGCGAACTGATAATTGCTCTCAAAAGACCAGCATAGAAGCCTGTTGCTCTGGTTGAATGTTCCGGCAAGTTGAAAATGATTGGATCAATGAGCTCTTTCGATATTTAAATGCTATCGATAACTTAAATGAAGCTATCATCACGTTATCACTGCCAGCCAACACCGAAACGGCAGTGGTCAGTTAAAAAGCAGAAAAGCCTCTCTTGGGTGGCTCCTGAGAGATTTTAGTTTTCTAACTGGTACTAACCAAAGGTCGCATATCTATGCGGCCTTTTTTTTAGCCGGTTTCATGGCTTGAGGACATCCTGGACGAGAATATGTGACAAAACCAATCAGGGGAAACAGGAATGCCCTGTGAGCGGATTTACGAATCGGTGCGAAAGTCTATCCCCTCTAAGGGATAAAAAAACGATATCCCTTTTAAGAGATAATGAGGAGAAGCAACTTGAAAACGTTGAAAGTCACTATTACAAACCTTCAACAGATTAATGATGGCATTGTCTGTGGGGTCAAAGTCAGATTTAAAGTCATTCAGTCTGGTTGCGTGCTGGTCGAGAAGGTTATATCAGGCAAGGCTACCGCTCCGTTTACCTTATCTTATGATGTCAATGCGAATGATGAATCTCTGGTGGTGGAACATGATCGCCCAGACCTGCAGGAGCTTGTAGTCTCAGCGGCAATTTCCTCTGCAGAGTGTTATAAACCGGATAATACCCTGACCTCTGTCAGTGCTTGGAGCATTCAAACGCAGGGTAAGATATACGCTTCAGGTATGCAGCCAAACATTGATGAGGTATTCAAACGGTTAGATGCTGCTGAGGCACTACTACACTTTATGGACTGTAAGATTGCGGAACTACAATTAAGATATCGAAATAAATAATAGATCGGCAGACAGCCTGTAACCGTCTGCCATAGCTATTAAGGTCGGTTATGGATATGTTGGATTTGCTTTAGCATCTCCAAGTTTTTCTGGTTGTATTCATCATCAATCTGCGAAAGTTGATGTATTACGACACCCTTCATATCCTGATCAAGGCAAACAAACATAGTTGCCAGAAGACCTTTGAGAGCTCTTATTTCTTTTGCTGCAGACTCCAGAGTTGAGCAATCCACCTCGATGTTATATTTAATTTCTTCTTCCATTTTAAAGTTCCTTAAGCAGAGCTAATCAGCCATTCCTCTGCAAGTAGAATATTTAACTGTGTCCCACCACAGATAGGCTGAGCCGCAACCTTACACTCTGAGCTTTCACAGTAACACCCTGATATTTAACCAGTAGCCTCGCATCTGCGGGGCTTTTTTATTCGCAAAAGGTAACGCGATGAAGAACTTAAAAATTGCATACGTAGACGAGAAGCTGGTGGCGATTGAGTGTGACGGATTGTCATGCTCATCGCTGCCCGTTTCAGAGTTTCCCATCGACAGTGCCGCTTTAACTCTTCTCCCTCAACTCATGCTCGAGGATGTTTATGCCGCCACGAGCTAAACGACCTTGCCGGCACAGAGGATGCACGGCTGTGACCAATGATGTCGGAGGATACTGTGAGATGCATAGGCAGCAACACGCTGGTGATGGCTGGCGTAACTATCAGCCCGGAAAAACTCGGCAGGAACGTGGTTATGGTCGACCGTGGGAAATTAAACGGGCCCGTATCATGAAGAGGGATAAATACCTTTGTCAGAACTGCAGGCGAGACGGTATTGCCACGAAAGCCTCAAGTGTCGACCACATCATTCCTAAAGCTCATGGCGGTACCGATGATGACTTTAATCTGGAGTCATTGTGCTGGACCTGCCACAGCAAGAAAACAGCAACAGAGAGAACCCGATGAAGAGTTTCAAAATTGAATACGTTGATGGTGTTTTGACCGTTCTGGAGACGGATGGTCAGTCACGAATGAATGAAGCCGTACATGGCATCCATTTTGAGCATGTCCAGGGCGGCCGCCCACTGCTGAAACTGACGATTGCACATGATATTGCTCCGGCCCCTGTTTCATCACCTGTACTGGATCAGGAGCCTTTAGAGGGGGAGTTGGTGCAGGAACAACAGACAATGGTTCCCGGTGGTCGCCGTTCACGTCATCGTCGTGGAGGTAAGCAATGATGTATCAACGCACGGATCTGACGCTTTCCATGTTCTATGCATCCAGCGCTGATGCAGACGGGAACAAAGTGGCTACGTTGACGATGCAGGTCATCGCTGCAGAGGCTGGGGCCGTCCAGACCAGCCAGCTGCGATGTATCACCGATAGCGCGAAGAAAAAAACGTATAGCGTAGGTGAACAATCTGTCAGTAATGGTTCCGATCCGTTGCTGGTCGCGATTGAGAATTACTGGCGTCAGAGTACGGATGTCGTCGTTAAAGGATTGATCGCCGAGGTGACCGACTTCATCGCAGGGAACATCAACTCAGTCAGCACCTGGATCGGTCAGTTTGGCATGAAGGTGTTCGAGAACCAGCCATTAGATGAACGGCTACCAGAAAGCGTACTGCAGGCCGATGGAGGCTCCGCTACCGAGACAGGATCCTGATCGCCGGTATAACAACTGGTGTTCATTGAACGTCTGAGATACGTCGGCCCACCAATGCGAACCGTATTCGCCGCCGGCGCAGCCGGAATGACGACCTCCACCTCGACAGAGGCAGCTGCAGCCAGGGGTAGGGGGGAGCAAATCCCTGACCCCTTTCGCGCTTCGGGACTGCCCGTTGAAGTCTATTTTTACACGCCAGAAATAAGAAACTTTTTTCCGGAAGGTTTCATCTATCAAAGGAACGTTTATGGCCGGAGGAATTCGATCGTCCGGTGGTGGCCGAAAACCCACTTTACCCACCGGGCAAAAAAGCAAATTAACACGTATTGCGCCTCCCGCTGAGTTAATGGGGGAGGCGGCAATAAGAATGTGGAAGACGCAAAGCAAAATACTCATCGACCGAGGGGTGTTTGAGCTGGAGGACGCACCTTTGTTGCTGGCTTACTGCAATGCTTTTCATCTGATGCTCGAAGCCGAAAAAATGCTGGCCAGCGGACTGACCTCAGAAAGTGAAATGGGGGGCCTGAAAAAACACCCTGCAGTTAATGTCCGGAATGACTCGGTTTCCCAGCTTGCCCGCCTCGGCTCTCTGTTGGGGTTAGATCCGCTCAGTCGTCTTCGCATGACCAGCGGACAAAAGGATCCGGACGATGACGGGAATGAATTCGATGAGTTTGACTGATGGCTACCTATCCGAACGTCAATGCGGCGAACCAGTATGCGCGGGATATCGTTGGCGGGAAGATTCTGGCGTGTCAGTTAACGGTACTTGCCTGTCAGCGACATCTGGACGACCTCGAACGAGCAAAGGATCCCCACTGGCCCTACCGCTTCGATAAAAACAAAGCAGAACGATTTCTTCGTTTTGCCCAGAAAATGCCTCATACCTCAGGGGAATGGGCCCGGCGTAAACTCCGGATTGAATTTGAAGCCTGGCAGAAGTTCGCTCTTGGCGTACCGTTTGGATGGGTACACAAGAAGACAGGCCTGCGTCGTTTCTCTGAAATCTATATCGAGGTGCCCAGGAAGAACGGGAAATCCGCTATTGCCGCTGCTGTAGGAAATTATATGTTTTGTGCAGATGGCGAGCATGGTGCAGAAGTCTATTGCGGCGCCACGACTGAAAAACAGGCATGGAAGGTATTTTCTCCGGCGCTGCAAATGGTGAAAAAGCTGCCGGCATTGCGGCAAAAATTCTCGATAAAACCTTGGGCAAAAAAAATGACGCGCCCTGACGGTTCGGTTTTTGCGCCTGTGATCGGTGACCCGGGGGATGGTGATTCGCCATCATGCGCCATCATTGATGAATATCACGAACATACTACTGATGCGCTTTACACCACCATGACCACCGGTATGGGGGCTCGTGAACAACCGATGACACTGATCATCACCACCGCCGGCTATGACATTACATCCCCTTGCTATGAAAAGCGTACTCAGGTTGTCGAGATCCTGCGGAGAACCCGTAATGGCGAGGAAAATGAAACCATATTTGGGCTGATTTATGGCCTTGATGACGATGATGACTGGACGACTCCTGAGGCATTAATCAAGGCAAACCCCAACTATGGCATTTCGGTAAAAGCAGATTTTCTCCGGGCTAAACAATTATTGGGTATGTCGACGCCCGGGCAGACAAACAAGATTCTGACCAAGCATTTCAATCGCTGGGTAAGCGCAAAATCAGCTTATTACGACCTGAGAAAATGGATGGATGCAGCCGATAAAAACCTTAAGTTGTCAGATTTTGAAGGGGAAGAATGCTGGCTGGGTATAGATCTGGCCTCGAAAGTTGACCTCAATGCCGTGGTTCCAGTTTTTCGTCGTGAAATAGACGGAATAACACATTTTTACTGTGTTTCTCCTCTGTTCTGGGCACCAGAAGAAACCATTTACTCGCAGGAGACCGCGCTGAAAAGTACCGCAGAACGTTATCAGTCCTTTGTCCGGCAGGGTAAGTTGATCCCGACCGATGGTGGCGAAGTTGATTACAGGCTGATATTTGAAACGATCCTGAAGCTGCGGAATACCGTAAAAATTGCCCAATGCCCCATTGATCCTTATGGCGCGACTTCATTACGTCACATGCTTGAGGAAGAGGGGCTTGAGCCTGTCGAGATAAGACAAAATTTTACCCATATGAGTGATCCTATGAGAGAGATTGAGGCTGCGCTCATCTCGGGGAGATTCCATCATGACGGACATCCTGTCATGAACTGGTGTATTTCCAATATCGTCGGCCAGTACCTTCCCGGAAGTGACGATATTGTGCGTCCCGGGAAAGAAGGGCGGCAGAACAAGATAGATGGTGCGGTTGGTTTAATGATGGGGCTGGGGCGCGCCATGCTTAACAGTTCAGTGATGACATCCGTATACGATGAGGAGGATATAGCATGCTAATTTCAGTTCTGAGTTTTATTGTCGGCCTCACTGGTGCTGGATTGTTATCCGCAGGTGCCTGGCTTATTTCTCCATCAGTGGGATTGATAACAGGAGGGATTATTTGTCTGGGCTGGTCATATATGACAACCCGGGCCTTTTCCTCCGGCGTCAGCAATGGCGGAGGTAAATAATGTTCCTACCCCAGATGTTCAGGGGCCGACAATACTCGGGTAATAGCTTCTGGGAAGCCATGCTGGGCGGGGTTCGTTCAAGCCAGAGCAAAACTGGCATCATAATCACGCCGGAAACCGCTCTGGGACTTTCAGCGGTCCGGGCCTGTGTCACCCTCCTGGCGGAGTCAGTCGCGCAGCTGCCGTGCGAACTCTACCGGCGGGATAAAAATGGCGGGCGCCAGCGTGCGACGGACCACCCGGTTTATGACCTGATTCACTCCCAGCCCAACAGGAAAGACACCTCATTCGAGTATTTCGAGCAGCAGCAGGGGTTGCTGGGGCTTGAGGGAAATTGCTACTCGATCATCGAACGGGACGGAAAAGGCTACCCGAAAGAGCTGATCCCCATTAACCCGAAAAAGGTCATTGTGCTGAAAGGGCCGGACGGTATGCCGTATTACGAACTCCCGGAAGTCGGTGAAATTCTGCCGATGCGCATGATGCACCATGTGAAGGTCTTTTCTCTGGATGGCTATATCGGCAGTTCCCCCATTCAGACGAACGCCGATGTCTTGGGGCTGAATCTGGCCGTTGAGGAGCATGCGGCAGCGACATTTCGGCGCGGGACAACGATGAGCGGGGTGATAGAGCGTCCGAAAGAGGCCGCGACCATTAAAAGCCAGGATGCTATTGATCGCCTGCTGGCGAAATGGACCGAACGCCATTCCGGTATTCACAATATGTTCTCTGTGGCACTGCTGCAGGAGGGCATGAGTTACAAACAACTGTCTCAGGATAACGAAAAGGCGCAGCTGCTACAGTCGCGGCAGTGGGGCGTGGAAGAGGTCTGCCGGCTCTATAAAATCCCGCCACATATGGTGCAGATGCTGGCGAAAGCGACCAACAACAACATCGAGCACCAGGGCCTGCAGTTCGTGATGTATACGCTGCTGGCCTGGCTGAAACGCCATGAGGGTGCGCTGCAGCGCGATCTGCTTCTGCCCAGCGAACGCCGCGATTTGTACATCGAGTTCAACGTTTCCGGGCTGCTGCGAGGCGACCAGAAGTCACGCTATGAATCGTATGCGCTGGGCCGCCAGTGGGGATGGCTATCCACTAACGATATCCGGCGTATGGAGAATCTGCCGCCAATTGCTGGCGGGGACAAATACCTGACGCCGCTCAATATGGTCGACAGCGCGAAGATCCTTCCTGGCGATAAGTCGCCGACAGCGAAACAGCTGGCCGAAATCGAAACCCTTCTGGCCAGAGCCTGATTATTTCCCGCCGCGCGGGATGACCTGGAAGACAACATGACAACGAAATTAATTAACCTGCCGCACCTGGCAGATATGGTCTTTGGCGTGCCGCATTACGTGACGCGGCAAACAATGGACTCCGTGAAAGCGGTGCTCATCCCCCGTATTCAGGGGATCACCGAAGATGCCGCCATTCAGATGGCGCTGAATCCGGGTAAATCACCTGCTGCTGAGCAGGTCCAGCCCACCGGCGGGGTGGCGGTGATCCCCGTTCACGGCATTCTTGTTCCACGCCGGGGGCAGATTACGGCGATGTGCTCCGAGCTGACCAGCTACGAGCGGATCCGCGGGCAGTTGCAGGCGGCGTTAAACGACCCCTCAATCAGCGAAATCGTTCTGGATATTAACTCCGGCGGCGGCGCAGCGGTGGGGTGCAAGGAGCTGGCCGATTACATTTATCAGTCTCGCGACACGAAACCCATCACGGCGATTGTGAACTACAGCGCGTATTCCGCCGCGTATTTCATCGCATCGGCCTGCAGCAAAATCATCGTCAGCCAGACCAGTGGCGTGGGGTCGATTGGTGTGATCATGGAGCACCTCGATACGTCGAAGATGGAAGAAAAAATGGGGCTGACGTTCACCACCATTTACCGGGGAGATAACAAAAATAACGGCACCCAACATGAACCACTGAGTGAAGAGTCGCTGGGTATGTTCCAGGGCATGATCGACGAAATGTACGAGACGTTTACGGGGTCGGTGGCCGAATATCGCGGCCTGAATCAGCAGGCCGTCATTGATACGCAGGCGGGGCTGTATTTTGGCCCTGGCGCTGTGTCCGCCGGCCTGGCGGATGAAGTCTCTGACCCCCAGGCGGCGATCAATGCTATCGCGGCAAAGTATCAGCAACCCCGTCAAAAAACCTCCATTCAGATGCAGGCAGCCGCGATGGACCTGCAAACCAAAATGTAACCCGGCGCAAACACAAACCGCGTCACCTTAAGCAGCCAGCAGGCTGCTTTTTTTATGTCTAAAAAGAGAGAAATAAAATGCCACATATTGAAGAATTGCGTCGTCAGCGTGCGGGTATCAACGAACAGGTTCAGGCCCTGGCAACCATTGACGCCAGCGGCGGCACGCTGACTGTGGAGCAACTGACGGAGTTTGCGAACCTGCAGCAGCAGTTCACTGATATCAGCGCCAAAATTGAACGCCTGGAAGCCGCCGAACGTGCTGCGGCGCTGGTCGCAAAGCCCGTGAAAGCGACTCAGCAGGCCCCCGGCATTATTGTTAAGCAGGAGCCGAAACAGTACACCGGTGCCGGCATGACCCGACTGGTTATGTCTGTCGCCGCAGGCGCAGGTAATCTGCAGGATGCGGCAAAATTCGCTTCAGAAGAGCTGAATGACCAGTCCGTATCGATGGCCATTTCCACCGCAGCGGCGTCCGGGGGTGTGCTTATTCCGCAGAACCTCCACAGTGAGGTGATCGAGCTACTGAGCGACCGAACCATCGTCCGCAAGCTGGGTGCCCGTCCCGTTCCGCTGCCTAACGGTAATATGACGCTACCACGCGTAGCCGGTGGCGCAACGGCAAGCTACACAGGAGAAAACAAAGACGCCAAGACATCAGAAACACGCTTTGATGATGTAAAACTGACGGCGAAAACTCTGATTGCGATGGTGCCTATTTCCAATGCACTGATTGGCCGCGCCGGATTCAACATCGAGCAGCTGGTCCTGCAGGATATTCTGACCGCCATCTCAGTGCGTGAGGATAAAGCCTTTATGCGCGATGACGGTACCGGCGATACACCGATTGGTATGAAGGCGCGCGCGACGCAGTGGAACCGCCTGCTGCCGTGGGAAGCTGATGCAGCGATCAACCTGAACACGGTTGACGAGTATCTGGACAAGATCATTTTGATGGCGATGGACGGCAACAGCAATATGATCAGCAGCGGCTGGGGCATGTCGAACCGTACCTATATGAAGTTGTTTGGGCTGCGTGACGGCAACGGCAACAAAGTCTATCCGGAAATGGCTCAGGGATTACTTAAAGGATATCCGGTTCAGCGTACCAGCGCGATCCCTGCGAATCTGGGGACCGGGGGTAAGGAGACTGAGATTTACTTTGCTGACTTCAATGATGTGGTTATCGCTGAAGACGGCAATATGAAAGTCGACTTCTCGAAGGAAGCCTCTTACATCGATGCCGATGGCACCCTGGTATCTGCGTTTTCCCGTAACCAGTCGCTAATCCGCGTTGTTACTGAGCATGATATTGGCTTCCGTCATCCGGAAGGCCTGGTGCTGGGTACCGGCGTCCTGTTCTAACCCATCCCTCAGTAAATACGGCCCGCATATGCGGGCTTTTCCCTTTCAGGAGAATGTTATGGCTGCGAAAAATAAAGCAGTGGAGCCGGAAGAAACAGGCACACAGGACAACCATGCGACCGTGGTCGCACAGGCAGAGCGTAAATCCGTTGTGTTCCTTGGGCCGCACCACCGTTATTCCCGTGGAGATATCGCGTGCTTTGAAGGATCGCGCGCCGAAGAACTGGTTAAGCGGTGTATCGCGGTATGGTCGGAGGATGCCGAACGTGCGCTGAAACCGAAGCCGGGAGACAGCGATTTTGATACTGACATTGGATGATGTGAAAACCCAGCTACGCCTGGAACTGGATTTCACGGAGCATGACGCCATGCTCACGCAAATGGTGAACGCCGCGCAGCGGAGCATCGAGCGTGATTATTACTGCAAGCTGGTCACCAGTGATGAAGAGCTGCAGGCACTCCCGGAGACCGTCCGCGGATTTATCGCGGATGAAGATATCCGGCTGGCCATTCAGTTTCTGGTCAGCGATGCGTATCTGAATGGCCATACCGGACAGTGGCTGGAAACCGCTTCGGTGAGGCATCTTCTTTTCCCCCTGCAGGAGCATACGCTATGAGCCTGAAACCGGGTGATATGAACTGTCGCATTGCGATTAGCTACGTACAGTCCGGTCGGGGGCCGCTGGGCGAACCGCTACCGGAAAAGCAGGTTGAATCGGGAAAAGCGTGGGCAAAACGGGAGCTGGTATCGGGGCGGAAAGTCCGCACGCTGGATCAGCAGCAGGTGGTGGAAACCTGCCTGTTTACGGTCTATCCGGGTGTGCTGGTTGATATCGACTGGAAAATCACGACGAAAAATCTGGTTTATACCGTCCGTAATATCGACCGCAAAACGGACCGGATCATTATCACGGGGGAGGCTGACGGTCGGCATGATAGAGCTGGCGATTAAGGGGGCGCTGGAGCGCATCACCGGCATGAATGCGCATCCCCTTTTACTGCCGGACACGGTCCAGGAAGGGGTGACATATCAGCGTATTTCGGATGCGCCGGTAGGGGCTGGCCTGGCCAGAACTGGGCTTTCCTCTGTCCGCATACAGGTGGCGATTTATCTGATCGATAACTACAGCCGCCTGCTGATGCTGGATAAGCAGATTTGGTCAGAATGGAAAGCCATTGTGCAAAGCCGTCTTGAGGATTGTCCGGTCAGTTACGTGACGCGCGGCAGTATCCAGCAGGACAAGATCACGCTGACCAGTGGTCGCATCCAGTACCGTCTGGCGCGCGACTTTATATTCACCACTCCGGAGTAACCCCATGCGCATTGAGATGAAATTCCCATCGGGGAAGGATTTTGAACGCCTGATTTCCGATATGGACAAGAAAGTCAGCACCAAGTTGTTGCGTGATGCCGGGCGCCGGGCGCTGGCCATCGTGCAGGAAGATATGCAGCAAAACGCCGGCTACGACGAGTTAAGCGGCGGGCCGCACATGCGCGACACGATCAAAATCCGTAGCTCAACCAGCGCAGCAAAGAGCGAGCGCTACGGGACTCTCATCACGTTTCGAGTCGGTCCCAGCAAAGCGCATCACATGAAAGCGCTGGCGCAGGAGTTCGGCACGGTGAAACAGGTGGCTAAGCCGTTTATTCGTCCGGCGCTGGATTACAACGTCGAAAAAGTGCTGTCGATACTGGCAGCTGAAATTCGCTATGGGCTGGAAGGCCGGTAGTCAAAAAGAGAGAGAAAAAAATGGGTGAAGACGTCATTAAAAGCCCTTCGGAATATGCAAGCATTCCGGCGGGAACCCGCACGTACTGGGGTATGAAAGGCACGCTGAAGGCGGCCGCAAAGCTACTGCAAAGTACGATGGCCATCGGTGCCGTAGGCAAAAAGGGTACCTTCATGAAGGTGACACGCCTGATTGACCGTGATCCGAAATACATGGCCGATATGGGCGAGGGTGAGGATAAAACCCTGGTGTTTATTGCCGATCCGACGGATGCGAATCAGCAGGCGTTGCTGGAAGCGGCGGAGGCCAATAAGACCGTGGTGTTTTTCTTCGACTTCCCAAATGGGCGCTCGGCGGAAATGGAGCTGGTGCTATCCGGATGGGCGCAGCAGGCCGTTGACCAGCCTGATGGTAAAGTCCTGCAGGACGAGGTATACGGCAAGCAGAACGGCGGCGTGAAATGGACTACCACGAACGCCGCCAATAGTGGTAGTGAATAAAAGGAATAACGACTGTGAATTATCAAAACCTTCTCAACCCTATTATCAAAGCCCATCCGATTACGCTGCTTGGTCAGCAGATCTTTATTCGCCGTCTGACGCAGGAGGAACTATGGGATTATGAAGCCGATCTGCAGGCGCTGGAAAAGAGCGATGACAACGCTCGCCAGACCTCTATCCGTGGCATCACACTGTTTCTTTCTGCGCTGGTAAATGAGGACGGAAGCCGCCCGGCAGCGGATGAACTCCCGGCCGCAGAGGCTTTTCTGTCAGCCCATTCGGGAGCAGATCTGCTGGAGGCGGTCATTGCCGTACAGCGTCATGCTATCGGCACACTGGAAGATGCCAAAAAAAACTAACCGAATCACCCCAGCTGCGCACCCTGTTTACGCTGGCAGATCGCTGGGGTGAGCCGGACCCCACGAAACTGGCCGCCATGCCGGCGAACATCCTGACCTACTGGGAGGCGTACTTTGCGCTCCTTAAAGAAGAGGGAGAACCACCACTGGCGGCTCCACAGTCATCTACAGCACCCTCTGCCGTAGCCCGGGATGATGATTTTGAAAACTGCCTGAGGGTTCTTGGAAATGGCTGATGTAGCATCACTCGCTGTCGCGTTGCACCTCAACCGTGCGACGTTTAATTCGCAGTTCGCTGACGCAATGCGTCAGGCGGATGGCAACGCACAGCAGTTTAACAAAAAAGCACAGGCTGATGCGGCAAAAACTGAGGCTGCCTTTAAGGGGATCGGCGTAGGTGTAAAAGCCGCTGATGCTGAATTTTCCAGGCTGGATAAACGTATCGAAAAGCTGGGGTCACTACGGCTTACCGGGCTGGATGAGATGCGTAACGTACTGGCGAATCTGTCTGCCGGTAGTGGCGTTACCGGCAGCAGTTTCACCACTGCGGCGATCTCGGCGCTGACCGAAGGTATGAGTACTGCGCTGACCAGTAGCACCCAAAGTCTGGAGCTACAGCGACAGGCTCAGATTGCCGCATCGCAGGCGGCGGTAGATGGCGCGCAGGCGTCTATCAACAATGCCCGCACGCTGCGAGAAGAGGCACTGGCGCGGCAGAAAGCAGCCGTACAAACCATTCAGGCGGCGCAGGCGGAGCGCGAGAAGGCGTTTGCGCTGGATGAGTATTATGCCAAACAGGCAGAGGTGAATAAGCAGTATGGCATCACGGCCAGCTATGAAGCAGAGCATGCGAAAAACGCCCGCACCATCAGCGAGGCCAATATAGCTGAGGCCCGCGGGAAAAAGAGCCTGGCAGAAGCCACAAAAGAGGTTCTGGCCGCAGATATCGCTGAGTCTGACGCCAAGCGTACCCTGACTACCTCAACGCGAACGCTGGCCACGGCCAGCCAGGAGCTGACGTTCCGGCAGCGCGCAGCGGCGGCGGCGGCGGGAACACTGCGTGGCGCCCTGGCGCTGGTCGGTGGCCCGGTCGGGATCGGTATCATGGCGATCGCCGGCGCGGTGACGATGCTCTATTCGTCGTTTTCAAAGTCTCAGGAAACTATCAGCGGCTACAGCAATGCGTTATTCAAATCAGGGCAGCAGTCGATTATGTCGGTTCAGTATCTCCAGAGCCTGCAGTCGCAGCTGGGAGATACTGACGGTGCCGTAAAAGCTATCACCGCGTCTGTTAATGCCGGATTCGGTGGTGAAATGCTGGACCGCGTTGCCGGACTTGGCGCCCGGATGGAAGAGCTGGGGCAGAGTTCGGGGGATCTGGTCTCGATGCTCACGAATCTGCAGGGCGATCCTGTCCAGGCGATGGAGAAGCTGAACAATCAGGGAATTCAGCTAAACGCGACGTTTATCGACCAGATAGTCACGCTACAGCGCCAGGGCAGGGAAAGTGAGGCTACGGCGCTCCTGCAAAAGCAGGCGATGGCCGAGCTGGAAAAGCAGATAAAGGATCAGGAAGATAAGGTTGACGGGCTGAAAGGGGCCTGGAGATCGCTGAAGTATTATGTCAGCAGCGCGTTTAAAATAATGGGTGACGCCCAGATGGCCACAGCCCAGGCGCAGGCGTCAGCATTGGGAATAAACCTGACACCCAGTCCGGACCCGGCGATAAAACAGCGCGAAGAGGTGGAAAGGCTGCGGAAGGAGCAAGAGAAGCTGCGGAAAGATACAGCTGATCGCCTGAAGGCCGAAAATACCGTGCAAGGACTGATGGCTGCTGGCGTGACAAAAGAGAAGCAGCGCGCCGATGCACTGGCGGCTCTCAATCGCACTCTCAAGAAAGGAACGGAAGAGTACGCGCAGGCGTTACGCGGTATAGATAAATTGTACGGGGAGAAGCAGAAGAAACCAGCGGCGTACAAAGATGACCAGGCCACCCAGCGTCTGCAGAGTCTGCGCGAGCAGGAATCGGTTCTTCGTCAGCAAAACCAGCAGACCGTTAACCTGACCGGTTCAGAGCGAAAGCTATTGCAGTTCAACCAGGAGATCTCCGATCTCAAGGCAAAAAAAATCCTGACCGCCGGGCAGCGCAGCATTCTCAATGCTGAGCAGGAGCTGCGCGCTCAGCTGAACATCAACGTACAGCTGGAGAAGGCGAACGTGCAGCGCCAGCTGTCGCTGAAAATTCAACAGGAGAATAATGAGCTGTACCGCTCAACCATTCAGCTACAGGCCGAGATGGATGCCAACGTGGCCAGGATGACGATGAGCAGCGCTGCCTATGACCAGATGGCGAAGGAGCAGCAGGTCAGGTCGAAATTCGCGAAGCTGCGTGAGGATGCAGAGAAAACAATCAAACCAGCTGATGAGGCTGCTTTTCAAGAACGAACACGCCTTCTTAATGCAGAAGAACAAAAGCAACTGAGCATCGTTCGCAATGGTGCCCGGGATAAAGCGCAGGTTGAGGGGTCCTGGACCGAGGGGTTACGCGCCGGGCTGCGTGAATGGGGCGCCGATGCAACCAACATTTATGCCCAGGTTCGTGACACCTCCGTCAATGCAATGGACGGCATGGCCAATTCTATCTGGCAAATGGCGTCGCGGGGGAAATCGTCATTCAAGGAGATGGCGCTGTCTATCATTGACGATATTGGGCAGATGATAACAAAAATGCTCTTTTTTCAGTCTATCCGATCTGCAGGCTCAGCTATGTCGGGGTCCGGGATTGGCATCCTCGCGGATTTTGGCGGGTTTCTGTCTGGGTTCTCCGGCGGCGGGTATACCGGTGATGGTGGGAAGTATGAGGTTGCCGGGCCAGTCCACCGTGGTGAGTGGGTTGTGCCGCAGGAGGTGGTTAAAAGGCCAGGCATGCTCAGCTTTCTGAACCAGTTAACTTACGGCAGTGGCTACGCCAACGGAGGGCTGGCTGGCGCGCCGAGCGGGCCGCTTCCAATGAGGGGTGAGAGCCAGCGCGCAGCAGGTGGGATAACGGTTAATATCCCGTTACAGGTGGTCAATAGTAACGGTAATCCGGATCAGTCCGGGAAGCGGTCAGAGAGTGGTATCGCTCAGATGAAGCAACAGATCGTTCAGATAGTTTTGAGCACCCTGGATAAGGAAATGGGTAACGGTGGGATGATCGATGTAAAACTGAGGAGCATGCGCTAATGGCCGCACTGGAAACGTTCGACTGGTCGCCGCTGAATGGTCCCACTGCGGATATTAAATATGCGACGCGGTCCGTGAAATATGGTGATGGTTATGAGCAGGTCACTGGTGATGGTATTAATCCTGAATCGCAATCATGGCCACTGACATTCACCGACTACAGGGAGGAGGTCATGCCGATCCTGCAGTTTTTGCGCCGTCATGGCGAAACACGTGCATTCATATGGGTTAATCCGCTGGGCGAGCGGGGGCTATACCGTGCGACACAGATAAAGCCTCAACTGCTTGATTTTGCGCGCATGACCGTTACTGTTACGTTTGTGACGGCATACAGAGCCGCACCGATATAATGGAGAATGATAATGCAAAAAATGGTACTGGCGCTGGCAAGCATCGCCGTTCTTTTTTCCGGTACAGCAGCAGCACGTGAGCTAACGGTGTCGGAAAAAAAAGTCATCGAAGAGTCTGCGAAGCAGAAGCTGAAAGATCCGGATAGCGCCAAAATTTATTGGCAGCCAGATATGGGTGGGGATATTTACTGTGCTCAGATAAATGCCAAAAACTCTTATAGTGGCTATGCAGGAAAAGCGCTCTTACTGGTTGGCCCGAGGAGAAACAACTCTGGGATAATAATTAGCGCGGACACCATTATCCATAGTGATGATATGGAAAGAATGATGATGCCAATTTGCACTGATGCCGGCTACCACTTTCCCCGTTAACCTCCCGTGCCGTCCGGCACCCACACCATCAATTTAACCCCGCTTAGCGGGGTTTTTTATTATTGGGGCTTCGGTCCCGCAGCGAGGACATTATGGGCATTGCAGCCGACGATCAAAAACTGGAACCCGGTAACGTCATCACTCTGTTCGAAGTGGATGGCACCACTTTTGATGCAGACGTACTGTATTTTCACAACCACGCTATCCCGTATACCGAAGAAGAAATTATCGCCGCTGGCAGCGATGCGGAAAAGCTGACGGGCAAACCGATTTACTGGCAGGGCGTGAAATATACGCTCTGGCCATGTGAGATCGAGGACGTTGAGTCCAACGGTGAAGGTTCGCCAGCTTCCCCCAAGCTGTCCATTGCGAACCTGGATGGCTCAATCAGTGCGTTATGCCACATGTTCCAGGATATGAAGCAGGCGAAGGTAACGGTTCACCGCACGTATGCGCACTATCTCGATGCCAGGAACTTCCCTGACGGCAACCCACAGGCTGACCCGACAGCAGAGCAGATTGATGTTTTTTACATTGACAGTAAATCCAGCGATGACGATGAACAGGTCCAGTTCAAGCTTAGCTCGCCGGTGGATGTTACCGGACAGAAGTTGCCTGCACGCCAGATGACCAACCGTTGTGCCTGGTGCATGCAGGGCCAGTACCGTGGTGCTGACTGTGGCTATACCGGCACGCGTTATTACGACAAATTCGGCAATCCCGTAGACAACCCGGCACTGGACGTCTGCCCGGGAACGGTCGCGGGCTGTAAGTTACGTTTTGGTGATGATGCCATGCTGCCGTTTGGCGGATTCCCGGCTATTGGTCTGCTGAGGATGTAGTCATGCTGAGCCAGAGACTGAAAACCGCTATTGAGGCGCACGCCGCTGATGTTTACCCGAACGAATGCTGTGGCCTGATTACCCGGGTCGGGCGGCAGCGCCGATATATTCGCTGCGAAAACAGTCATGAAATGCCGACGGAGCATTTTCGGATCGCCGCCGGTGACTGGATTGCCGCAGAGGATGCCGGCGACGTGCTGGCCGTGGTGCATTCGCATCCGGATGCCGGTCCGCACGCATCCGCCGAGGACCTGCAGGGCTGCCAGAAAACAGGCCTGCCGTGGATCATTATTAGCTGGCCAGGTGGCGACTACACCGTCACGACGCCGGATGATTCCCCGCCTCTTCTGAACCGTCCGTTTATCCACGGTAGCTGGGACTGCTACGGACTGGTCCGCGACTGGTATATGCAGGAGCGAGGTATCGAACTGCCTGATTTTCCCAGAGAGGACAACTGGTGGACCCGGGGGGAAAACCTGTATGTGCGGCACTATGCGGAGGCCGGGTTTTATTCTCACGCCAGCGAGCTGCAGGCAGGCGATGTGATTCTGATGCAGTACAGAGCGGACGAAATCAACCACGCCGGCATTTACCTGGGCAACGGAAAAATGTTGCACCACATGTATGGCCAGCTGAGTGGTGAGGTTCCATACGGTGGGATCTGGCGGGAGCGAACCATGCTGACGCTGAGGCATAAAAATGACGACTAATACGATAGAGAAAATGGTTCTGGTTCGCCTGTACGGCAAGCTGGGCAAGCTGTTCGGCCGGGAGCATCGCCTGTCGGTATCTTCTGTACGGGAGGCTATCCGCGCGCTGTGCATCATGGTTCCTGGACTGGAACGATGGCTGGAGACCAGCGAGGGACGTGGAGTCACGTACATGATCTTTAACGGTGAAAAAAATCTGAGCCAGGATGACCTGTTTCTGAATGGTGTGCATGACGTAATCAAAATTGCGCCTGTGATTATTGGCAGTAAAAAAGCCGGGGTGTTCCAGACCATTTTTGGTGCCGTACTCGTTGCCGTTGGTATGGTGCTGAGTTTTACCCCTGCCGCCGCTGCCTCGCCGTTCCTCTACAAAATGGGGGCGGCGATGATGCTGGGCGGCGTTGTACAAATGCTGGCGCCCAGCGGTACCCAGGGTATGACAACGGATCGGGATACGAAAAAATCGTACTCATTTGGTGCGCCTGTTAATCAGGTCGCTGCCGGCAACGGTGTACCGATCTTGTATGGCCTGCGTGAAATAGGCGGCGTCATTATCAGTGGCGGTATTTATACCGAAGAACAGCAATAAAAAAATGCATTTTACCCTTCCCGCCACGGCGGGATTTTTTTTGCCCGGAGTTTGAGAATGGCTGAAATAAAAGGAATCGCTGGCGCTAAAAATAACGGTGGTAACAAGGATAACGGGCAGAATCGCGGGACGGAAATTGCCTCGGTCGCCTATATGAAAATCTTGCTGGCACTGTCAGAAGGTCAAATTGCCGGTCAGTTTACCGGTCAGGATATTTGCCTCGACGGTACGCCGTTGCTCGATGCCGATGGCCATGAAAATTTTCCGGGCGTGACGTGGGAGTGGCGCAGTGGTCTGGTTGACCAGGATTACATTCAGGGTTTCCCGGCGGTCGAAAACGAAATCAGCGTCAGCACGGAAATCAAGTCTGGCACCCCGTGGGTAAAGGCGATCAACAACACGCAGCTGTCGGCTGTTCGCTTGCGTATTAAATTTCCGAACGGGGTCTACAGCCTGCGTGACAGCGGTGGCAAAGATGGTTACCGCATTGAGTTCGCTATCGATGTTTCAACAGACGGCAGCACGTATACCGAATATGGCCGCGATACCGTCGATGGCATAGCTAACACGGGCTATGAGCGCAGCTACCGCATCGATTTGCCGCGGGCAAACTCCGGCTGGCAGATCCGCGTTCGCCGTCTGACTGAGAATAAGAATAATAACAAAACGGCGGACGTGAGTCGTATCGAGTCGATAACGGAAATCGTTGACGCCAAACTGCGCTATCCGAACACCGCGCTGTTGTTCGTTCAGTTCGATTCAACGCTTTTTGATGGCCGGACACCGACCGTGACGGTCAAGGCAAAGGGGCTGGTCATTCGCGTACCGTCGAACTATGACCCTGTCGAACGTACCTACAGCGGAAGCTGGGACGGGACCTTTAAGTGGGCCTGGTCGAATAACCCCGCCTGGATTTTTTACGATCTGGTGCTGAACAAACGTTATGGACTTGGAAAGCGTATTTCGTCCGACCAGGTGGATAAATGGACCCTGTATCAGATCGGCCAGTATTGCGATGCGCCGGTCTCAGATGGTGCTGGCGGAAAAGAGGCCCGTTATCTCTGCGATCTCTATATATCCCAGCGGACTGACGCCTGGACCGTATTAATGGATCTCGCGAACATTTTTCGGGGCATGATTAGCTGGTCGAATAATCTGCTGTCGGTTGATGCCGATATGCCGCGTGAGATGGACCCCGATTTTGTTTTCAACAAATCGAATATTGTCGGCTCCTTCACGTTCTCCAGCACGTCCGAGCGGACCAACTATAGCGCGGCCATCGTCACTTACAGCAACCCACAGAATAACTATCAGGACGATCAAGCCAGCGTCTATTCGCAGGAGGTTGCAGACCGCTTCGGATTTAACACTATCGAGCTGTCCCGGATTGGCTGTACACGTGAATCCGAGGCGCAGCGCCACGGCGCCTACGCCATCGAGACAAACCGCGACGACAATGGCGTTGAGTTTAAAACGGGGATGGAGGGTCGCATTCCCCGTGTTGGCAAGGTTATCGGTATCAACAATGCCCCTATGGCTGGCCGGCAGAACGGCGGTCGTGTGGCGGCAGTCTCAGGAAAAAGGATTACTCTCGACCGCGCGGTCGCGGCAAAAGCCGGGGATACGCTCATCATTAACCTGCCGGACGGAAAGTCGCAGGGGCGTAAAGTTCAGGGTGTGCAGGACCGTATTGTTACGGTAGAGCAGGAGTATAACCCGGCACCGCAGGCGGAGGCGGGTTGGATTCTGGATCAGTCAGACCTGGCCATTCAGCAATTCAGGGTTAAGCGCGTTGTGAACAATAACGATGGCACGGTCACTATTAACGGCCTGCCGTATAACCCGAACAAGTTTCCCCGGGTGGATGATGGCGCGGTGATCGAAGACCGTCCTGTGACCGTTGTTCCCCCACGGGGACAGGAGGCACCGGACGACATTACCATTTCCAGCCTCTACCGGGTGTCGCAGGGGATTGGCATCACCACCCTGGTTGCCACCTGGTCGCCGGTGAAAAATGCGATTGCGTATGAAATGCAGTGGCGTCAGAACAATGGTGACTGGATTAACCTGCCGCGCACCGGCAATACGCGGTTTGAGGTCGATGGTATCTATACCGGTCGATACGTTGTGCGTGTGCGGGCGATTAACGCGCAGGATATCGCGTCCGTATGGGGGATCTCGAAAGAAACCGAGCTGACCGGTAAGTCTGGTGCCCCACTTCCGCCGCTGGCGCTGGCAACCCGTTCGCTGGTTCATGGGGTCCAGGTTAGCTGGGAATTCCCGACCGGCTCGGGGGATACGCTGCGCACGGAACTGCAGTACAGCAAAAATCAGGACGGCAGTGCGCCGATGCTGTTATCAGACGTGGCCTATCCGGGGAAAAGCTATCAGCAGATGGGCCTCAGTATGGGCGCAGAATTCTGTTATCGGGCGCGCCTTGTGGATCGTCTGGGCAATGAAAGCCCGTGGACCGGCTGGGTCCAGGGGATGGCCAGCGATAACTTTGATGATTACTACGAAAACCTGACCGACGCGATCAAGGATACGGCCGCCTGGGAGGAAACGCAGCGTACCATTAGCGAAACGCAGGAAGGTATCCGCAATACGCAGCAGGAACTGGAGCAGACCGCTGGAGCTCTGCGTAAGGAAGCCGAAGACCAGGCGAAGCAGGTCAGCCAGGATATTGATGCATCGGCGGAAAGCATCACGGCTGATGTTGACGGGAAGATCTCCGCCGTGAATAAAACCATCACGGATGAGATCACCTCGGTCAATGAGGCTCTCGATTCTGGTCTGGCTCAGGCAAACAAAGGCGTTCAGGAGGCAAAATCCGCCGTCGCAGATGCGAACAAGCAGATCGCAACTGTGAACAAGTCGCTAACCGACAGCATCACCCAGGCAAGACAGTCAGTCACCGATACGGCTGCGGAAATCAACGCCACCATCGACCTGGAGATTGCCAGGGTCAGCAAAACGCTGGCCGACGGCGATGCCGCATTGAATGCGCAGATAAAGACTGCCGAGAATGGCCTGAAGCAGTCGCTGTCTCAGGTCAACACCACGCTGACCAATGCGGTGAAGCAGGAGACCGCGGATCGTATCGCCGATGTTAACGCGAAGGCGTCACAGGCCGCTGATGAACTGCTGGCGGCAACGCAGGGGATTGAGGCGAGTATCGAGAGCCTGACTCAGGTGATGAAGACCGCCGATGAAAATCTGGCGCGGGAAATGTCCAGCCTCGCTGCCGGCGCTAATATCCAGTTCGATTCGCAGGTTATCTGGCATTTCAACAATCAGACGACCGAGGGCTGGACCGGCAGCGCCGGCGTACCGGGTGTTTCACAGGATGGCTGGTTACGCCCGGCGGACAGCGCCACCGATCCGTACATTACCTCTCCTGGCGGGCTGGCTGTCGATGGTGCGGCGTACCGTTTCATCATGCTGCGCTTTCGTAAAACCGGCAAACCAGTCTGGGCGGGTGAGATCCGCTGGGTGTCTGCCGGCGAAAACTTCAATAACACGAAGCGATACATTGTTGCTGAGCCGGAGTATGCCGATGGGGTGGCAACCCTGACGGTGCGTGATATTCCGTGGACAGGGAACATTGATCGTATTCGCCTGGACCTGACGAACCAGCAGGATGCCAGCAACTTTATCGAATTCGACTGGATCGCCGTTGGCCGGCCAGCACCCGGCGCCAGTACGGCGGCTTTGCAGGATGTGCGCAGTACGCTGAGTAACGCGCTGACCGCCGAAGCGCAGGCACGCAGCACGCTGGCGGCGCAGATGCGTGGCTCCTATGATGGGAGCGATCTGGAGAAAGTCACCTCCGGGCTGCTGTACCAGGAAAAAACCGCGCGCGTTACCGCCATCTCAGCGGAAGTTAAGGCCAGAGAGTCCCTGCAGACGCAGTTTAACGACAACAAAGCTGCTGTTTCTGGTGAACTGAGTTCTCTGACGACAGAGCAGAGCGCGCAGGCGAGCCGTATCGGTGGCCTGGAAACCAGCCTCGGGAAAAAAGCCGATGCGGCCGCGCTGACGTCCCTGACGCAGAAAGTTGAGCAACAGGGCACCACGCTGACATCGCAGGGCGCTGCGTTAACATCGCTCACTAACCGGGTTGGCCAGACGGAAACGGGCCTGGATGGTACGAATGAGGCACTGAGCGGGCTGCAGTCTGTTGTTACCCGGCAGGGTGACAGGATAACCAGCCAGGGTCAGTCCATCACGAAACTGACGAGCGATTTGGGCACGACAAATGCCGCGCTGGCGAAGAAAGCCGAAGCGGCTGCGGTCACTGCCTTAACGCAGCAGGTAGAGCAAAACGGGCAGGATATTCGCAGCAATACTGACAGTATCACCAGCCTGTCGAATCAACTGGTCAATGGCCAGCCGAATCGCTGGTCCCGTCGACTCTATCCGGTGCAGCTGGCTAACGCCGGGACAGTCCCGTCATTCAGCGATATTCGCGCCGTGGCGCCAACGGTCGTGGATGAGGTGGCCGACGCGGCCAAACTGGACTTTACGTCCGCCGGCAGCTATCTGATCGCGCTGTATTCCTGCCAGGTGAAAGTGGCCGCAGATACCACCATCACACTGGCGCCCGGCGCCAGGGTTTTTGACGATACCGGCGCCATATTTGTGAATGGGGTGCAGGTCGCCTGGGGTAACGCCAGCTGGAATACCGTCAGTTTTGAACTGAAAGCCGGCTGGAACACCGTTGAGTTTCTGGTGAATCAGTGGACCGGCCAGGCGTATATCAACCTGGGTCTGAAGCTGTCAGACAAGGTTGCTGAGATGTACTCCGGTCTCGGGGTTTCCGCGCTGGCAAACGCAGCCGGCGTGCTCAGCTCGAATGTCAGCCAGATTGGCAACGATGTGGTCAGCAATTCGCAGAACATCACCCAGCTCCGGAATGCGCTGACGCAGACAGACGCGAACGTGGCCAGCAAAGCGGATCAGACGGCGATGAACTCGCTAACCGGACGAGTGGAGAAGACAGAATCCGGGCTGACGGCTGCTAACGCCAACATTACCTCGCTGAAATCCGCTGTACGGGCCGGAAACGCATCAGGCGGGGATTTAATTCCCAACCCGACGTTTGACCCGGCGTATGACCAGATGGGGTTCAGCGTGGTAGCCACGACGGCTGAGGAGGTCCCGCCGGGCTGCCCGTATGGTTATGCGGCCCTAATTGCCAGCCGGGATCACCATCCTAACTTTGCCGCGTTCCCGGCCACGCTTAACGATGTGATTGAGATCAGCGCACTGGTTGCCTGCGGCGCCGGCACGGCGAATTTTAATCTGTATGTTGGCACCGCCGTTCGGCCAGATACGAGCACCGGTGCGCCACTCATGGCGGGGGGCGGGAAATCACCCTCCGCGACCTGGCAGAGAACCACCTGGCGCTTCAAGGTCACGCAGGCGATGGTGGACAGGGGTTATATCCGCCCGTTCCTGCAGATCTCGCAGAACAGCCCGTATGGCACCGTATGGTTCGTTACGGACTGGCATATGCGAAATGTGACAGCGGCGCAAAAGGTTCAGGATACTGCGGATGCCACGGCGGCGGCGGTTGACTCCCTGACCACCACCGTGACGCAACAGGGTAATCTGCTGACCTCGACCGGCAACCGGACAACTCAGCTGGAAAACGGGCTGGCAACCACCAATGCCGCAGTGGCCAAAAAGGCTGATGCGACAGCGGTGCAGGATTTGACCAATACCGTTACACAGCTGGGCAACGACCTGACTGCTGCGAACAGCGCCATCACGAAACTGACCGGAAATCTGGCGAATACCGATAAAGCGCTGGCGCAGAAAGCCGATGCGACTGCGCTGGCCACGCTCGACACGAAAGTGACGCAGCAGGGCAAAACGCTGGAGAGCCAGAGCAATTCGCTGACGAACCTGTCGAACAGCCTCTCGCAGGTCGCGGCAGATATCGATGCCAGCGGGCAGATACCGGGTAACCTGGTCGTGAATCCCTCGTTTGAACGCGGGCTGGATGGTTACACCGGGCGGTCAACCGCGACCAGTGTGGTGGAGGTTTCCGTTCCTCACAGCGGGACGCGGGCGCTGAAGGTTGATCCGGGGAATGTGACTCCGGGGCAATACATCCCGTTTGTTCACGGGCGAACCTATGAAATCGGGGTGTGGGTCAAGGAACCCGGAGCGACGACGGATAATGGCGCGGGGAACAACAAGCTGCGGATCGGCAACTCTGCCGGCCAGCCGGTTTTTGAGCGTCCATACAACAGCGGTACGGTGGGGACAAACTGGACCCTGATTTCCGGTCGCTGGAAAGCGACGGAGACAGCCAGCCTGCCGGTGACGCTGAGTAACTATCTGATTAGCGGCAGCCGCTACTTCGATGATTTTTACGTCACTGACGTTACCGACCGGGTGGACATCGATGCCACCGCCGGCGCCGTGACCGGACTGACGAGCCGGGTCAGCACAGCGGAAGGGGCCATCACCTCACAAAGCCAGCATCTGACGAACCTGCAGAACAGCCTGAACACGACCAACAGCAATGTGTCGAAGAAGGCCGATGCAACGGCACTGACTTCGGTCGATAACCGGGTGACAGAGGCGGAAGGGAAACTGACCACACAGAGCCAGCAACTGACAAATCTGGCGAATGTGCTGACGGCCACCCGCAACGCCGGCGACAACCTGATCCCGAACTTTGATTTTCTGCAGGGCAGCACTGCCTGGGATATTCAGTATCCAGCCGGTGTGACCTTTGGCGATTTCGGGGACGGGAAAGCGGGGGTCCGGCTGAACCGGACGACCACTACCAGCCCAGGCATTTTCTCCAACAACAACAAGCCGGTGCCACTGAATGGCCAGCGCAAGTATCGGGTGGTGGTGAAGGCCAAAGGTGTTTCCGGCGCGATGAGTCTGCTGATCCGTCGCCAGAACAAAATCGGCCAGACGGACAGTACGTATGAGGATAAAACGGTCACGCTGACCACTGACTGGCAAACCATCACCTGGGAAACCGGATTGACGGCTGCCGGCACGGACGGGCAGAACTTCAAACTTTATTCTCATCCGACAAACGGTGAAATCTGGCTCGATTCCGTCCGGGTGTTTGATATCACCGATGAAACCAACATCAAGGCGACCAGCGATGCTGTTTCGTCTCTGACCGGGACGGTGACGAACCAGGGGAACACCCTGACATCACAGGGGCAATCCATCACGGCGCTGAATAACGCGCTGGAAGGGGTCAAAGGCGATGTGGCGAAGAAGGCTGATGCGTCGGCGGTCAGTTCACTGACCAACCGGGTTACCCAGACTGAAAAGGATATCCGTAGCCAGGCCGACAGCCTGACCAGCCTGAATACATCGCTGAAGCAGCAGGCGACACGGGGAGCCAACGTACTGCCGGACGGCAGTTTTGAATCCTATGCCGTCGGCGATGTTCTCAGTAATGCCCGCGCCGTTATCACCAGTGAAGCTGCTCACAGCGGGACCAAAAGCCTGCGTGTTACGCGCAGTACGGAGTACAACCCGAACGCGACGGATAATAACGATACCCATATCTTTTCAGGCATGCAGGTTCGCGATAACGCGGTCTATTACGTGGAGGCGTGGGTTAAGTTGCCGGCTGGCTCGACCGCCGATCCGACCGTTTATATGGTGCTCGGATTTTCCTTCCAGGATTCTGCCAATGGCTGGTCGTGGCCTGGCCTGAATGTGAAAGTCTCTGAGTTGTCGGTGGACAACTGGACAAAAGTCAGTGGCTATCTGACCAACAACCGAACCGCGCTGAAACAGGCAATGGTGAGGATCTCCATCCCGAATACACCAAAAGTTCGCCTGGGTGACGCCTTCCTGATTGATGATCTGATCATCACTGACGTGACCGATGCGAAAGCGGCGCTCGATGCCGCCGATGCGAATGCGCAGGCGCTTTCCAGTCTGTCCGCATCAGTCACGCAGAACGGGAAGAATATTACGTCTCAGGGCAGCGCGATCACGAAACTGCAGTCGGATGTGACGCAACTTGGTAAGGATATCAGCGGCAAGGCCGATGCCAGCGCGCTGACGAATCTGACGACCCGCTTGACGGCTACCGAAGGCAGCCTGAAATCGCAGGGAGACAGCCTGACCAGCCTGCAGAACAGCCTGAACACGACCAACAGCAATGTGGCGAAGAAGGCTGATGCAACGGCGCTGCAGAGCCTGCAGAACACCGTTGAACAGCATGGCAGGGATCTGACCACGCAAAGCAGCGCGCTGACGAACCTGGAAAACAACTTTTCCTCCCTGGCCGTGGGCGGGACCAACCTTATCCGCAATGCGGACACACTGGGAGGATGGAGCAGCCGCCACGCCACAGAGACCTATCTGGGCGACCGCGTGGCCTACACCCGGCTGGCGAAAGGTGCATCCGGTTATACCCAGCTGGATGAACAGACGCTGGACGTTACCGGGCGTACGGAATTTGTATTCAGCTTCTATGCGAAAGGGGCTTATGACGGGCAGGAGATGGCGAGCTATTTCTATAACCCGTCGAACACCACCACCACGGAAACCAGCCAGGGCGTTAAAGGCGGGGCCGGTGACGGCAAGGCGGTCACGAAACTGACCACCGCATGGGCGCGTTACTGGGTGAAATGGGTTATTCCTGCCACCAGTGGCACCAAACGGCTGATTGCCGCGCGTCTGGAAAGCGCGACGTCTGCCGACAAAGAAGTCTGGCTCTGCCGCCCTCAGCTGGAAACCGGGACCGTGATGACCGACTGGTCACCGAGTCCGGATGATGCGGCCAGCGGTATTACCGCGAACACATCGGCCATTAACAGCCTCACCAGTCGGGTGACGAATGCCGAGGGGCAGCTGACCGCGCAGTCTCAGAGCATCACGAATCTGCAGAACAGCCTGAACACCACCAACAACAACGTGGCACAAAAGGCCAGCGCGCAGTCGGTGAGTGATCTCACCAGCCGGGTCACCAGTGCGGAAGGCAAAATCACCTCCCAGGGGCAGGCTATCACGAAGCTGCAGGGCGATTTGAGCAGCACCACCGATAAGGTCAACACCAAAGCGGATCAGACGGCGCTTAACGCGCTGACTGGCCGGGTGGAGAAAACCGAGGCAGGCCTCACGGCAGCCAACAGCAACATCGTCAGCCTGACGGCAGCGGTGAACGCCGGGAATGCTGCCGGGGATGATTACATTCCAAACCCGTCATTTGATCCGGCGTATGACCGCATGGGTTATGACGTGGTGGAGACCACCGCCGATGGTGTGCCGGCTGACTGCCCGTTCAGGTATGCCGTCCGGCTGGCCGGGCGAGACCATGTGCCAAAAATTAACAACATCGCCGTGACGCCGGGCGACGTTTTCGAAATGTCTGCTCTGGTAGCGTGTGGTACCGGCAGCGCTGACTTTAACTTCTATATCGGTCGGGCCACCACCGCCACCGGTGGCATCGGAGCGAAAGCGTCCGGGGGTAACACCAAGACCACCACCGCGTGGAAACGAGCCACCTGGCGCTTTACGGTGCCATCCGATACCAGCTTGCTGCGGCCGTTCCTGCAGGTTAATCAGAGCAGCCCGTTCGGCACCGTCTGGTACGCTGCCGACTGGCATATGCGTAACGTGACGGTGGCGAACAGTGCGCAGAAAACCGCAGATGCGACCGCAAAAGCGGTGGATTCACTGACCACCACGGTTAGCCGGCAGGGCGATACGCTCAGCAGCATCGGCACGCGTACCACCTCGCTGGAGAACAGCCTCCGGTCGACAAACGATACGGTGAGTAAAAAGGCTGACACGACCGCGGTGACGCAGCTGCAGGGCACGGTGACGCAGCAGGGGAATGACATCGCGGCAGCTAACAGCGCGCTGACAAAACTCAGCAGCGATCTGGCCACGACGAATGCGAACGTGAACAAAAAAGCGGACGCAAGCGCGATGAACACCCTGCAGAATCAGGTCACGGAGCAGGGCAAAACACTCAGTGCGCAGGGGGATTCTCTGACGCAACTGAGTAACAGCCTGAGCCAGACGTCAGCGGATATTGACGCCAGCGGGAAAATGCCGGGCAACCTCATTGTCAACGGCAGTTTTGAGCGCGGCGCAGCGGGCTTTACCGGCTGGAGCAGTACCGCAACGGTGGCCGATTTACAGGTTCCGCACTCGGGTAACAAGGCGCTGAAAATGTCCGCCGGCCAGTCGAACCTGGTCGGACAGGAAATCAGTATCACCCAGGGTCGTACCTACCGCATGGGGGTATGGGCGAAGCAGGATCCGGGTACCACGATTAAAGATGCGGGTAACACGAAGTTTCGTGTGGCCGACAACACTGGTCTGCTGGTCGGCTCAAACTACGGACCGTTTAGTTCTGGCTGGCAACTGGTAACGTTTGACTGGAAAGCCACGAAGACCACAATGGCCAGTTTCCAGCTAACGACCTTCCTCAGCGCGGGGGCAATGTATTTTGATGATTTTCATGTCCTCGATGTTACGGATGAAAAAGATATCGCGGCTAATACCGGGGCCATCTCTCAGATGAATACCCGCGTCACCGCTGCGGAAGGGGCTATCACCACCCAGGCGCAGCAGCTGACGAAACTCAGCGGCGATCTGGCCGTCACGAATGCGGCGGTCAGTCAGAAAGCTGAGCAAAGCGCTGTCACCGGGTTGACCACCCGGATGACGTCTGCCGAGGGTAAACTGGATTCGCAGTCGCAGCAGCTCACCAGCCTGCAGAACAGCCTGACCACGATGAATACTGAGTTGGGTAAAAAGGCTGACACGTCCGCGGTGAGTTCACTGACCGGTCGCGTAAGCCAGGTGGAAAACACCATCACCAGCCAGTCGCAGAGCATCACGTCGCTGACCAGCACCATCAATACCATCCGCACTCAGGGAGCTAATCCGTGGGTTGACGGTACGTTTGAAAGCTACAGCGATGGCCAGGTGCTGGGCGGGAGCGGCACCGCCGTTGTGGTGGCGTCTCAGAAATTCACCGGCGATAAGAGCCTGAGGTTGAGACGGGATGAGAACAACGGCGGCAACAGCGATAAACAGCTTGGCACCTGGCAGTCAGTCCGTGAGGACGCGAAGTTCCGGTTTGAGTTTTGGGCCATGATGCCGGCGGATCAGGCACCCTCCTCCGGGTGGACAACGCTGGTCGGTATCCAGTCGCAGAATGCTGCCGGGCAAAATGCCTGGCAGGCGGCGGTCACTGTCAGCGAAGCCTCTCTGGGCGCGCGCGATAAATGGGTGAAATTCACGGGGATCGCCAGTAACAACGGGGCAGGCAGAACACGCGCGGTGGTCTGGATCTCCACCCGTGGCGCCACCGGCAACGGTACCCCTGGCTATTCACTGTATATCGACGATCTGGTCATCACGGATGTTACCGATGCGAAAGCGGCACAGGATGCCTCTGACGCGACGGCGAGTACCGTGAGCGGCCTGACGGCGCGCGTAACGGATGCCGAAGGGAAAATCACTGCCCAGGCGCAGCAGCAGACGGCACTGGCCACGAAAGTGGATAACGCCAACTCCCGCGTCGATAACATGGCGAAGACGCTAAGCGACAGCCAGAGCACACAGGCCAGCCTGAATACCTCGCTTCAGTCGCAGATTGACGCGCAGGCGGCCGCCAACATCAAAAACCAGACGACGCTGGACAATACGATTAAATCGGTGGCCAGTATCACCAGTACCCAGCAGACGCATGCAACGGCACTGGAGGCGCTGGCAACGCAGCAGACGACCCTGACATCCAGTGTCGGGGATCTCAGCGCTTCCGTTCAGAACACCGCTAAAACCGTGGCGGATGTGAATGGTACGGTGAGTTCGCTGTGGTCGATGAAGGTTGAGACGGTTAACGGGAAGAATGTTGGCGCGGGGATTACGCTGGGCAGCAATGGTGAAACGAGCGACATGATCCTCTACGCCGACCGGTTCTCGCTGTTTAACCGTAACAATGCGACGGCAGTTCCGGTGATGATTGCCGAAGGCAATGAACTCTATATCGATACGGCACGTATCAAAAACAGTTCCCTGACCTCAACCAAAATCGCGGACGGTTCCATCACGAATGCGAAGATCGGCAACGTCATCCAGTCAAACGACTATGTCGACGGGTCACGCGGCTGGAGCATCAACAAGGATGGTGGGGCGCAGTTCAACAATGGGATCTTCCGTGGTCACATTGAGGCGGCAAGCGGCAAGTTCAAAGGCACCCTGGAAGCTCAGTCATTTATCGGTGATATCGCAGTAGCTCGCCGCTACGATGATATGGCTTTCCGCCGCAACCAGACTGTTCAGCGTAACGGGGCATACCAGAACCGTGGATATGGGATGACGATTGTTCTGTCGTGCACACTGGTTTACCACCTCACTGGCGCGGGCAATGTCCAGCAGTCGTATTCTGTTGATATCACGTTCAACATTGGCGGGCAGGAAGTAACGCGTCGCTTCTTTGCCAACGCCGGCGGTTTCCAGGCTGGCGACTTCACTCAGGAATTCCGCTTCGCTGCTGATCTGCTGGCTGATAACAACAATGTCAGCTTCTTTATCAAGGCGCGCGGCAACGATGCTTCGATTGACTATAGCTGCTCGATCCAGAACATCACCGCCACGGCGTTCCGTACAAACAGCAACTCATTCAGCTAACAGAGGCCCCGCAAGGGGCCTTTTCTTTTTCCAGGGATAATCATCCAGGAGGAACTTTATTATGGCGATGTATGAAGTCGGCACCGTCACGGGCGCAGCATCTCAGGCGCGGGTGACAGGAGCGACAACAAAGTGGTCACAGGTGGCGCTGGGGATACAGCCGGGGTCGATTCTGGTGGTCTACCGCAGCGGTAGTGCTGACCTGTATGCGATCAAATCCGTGGACAGTGACACGCAGCTGACGCTGACCCGGCATATCACCACCGCATTTTCCGGCGCCAGTTACGGCATTATAACCGCTGAAACCGCCAGTACCTCGTCGTTTGCTAACCAGCTGGCCAGCGCATTTGCATTCTGGCGTAGTGTGGTGGAGGGCTGGTCGATGGCCCTGACCGGCAGTGGCAATATCACCCTGACTGACCCGATCACCGGAAAGCAGGTGACCGTGCCGGCGATAGGCGGGATGGCGAAGGCATCGGATCTTAACGCGCTGGAAAAACTCACCGGAGGAAACAAACTCGACGGCTCGCAGGTTATAACCAGCGATAATGCCGGTTTTATTCTCGGTAAGAACTCAGATCTGGCTCTGCTCAAAAAACAGGGGCAAGGCGGGACAATTGCCGTTGGCTCGGGAACACCGTTCAGGGTTCAGCGTTCAAGAGCGACCACTGTGTCACCGTCAGATACCTTTGATGACATCCTCGTTATTGGGACCGATAACCAGACCACTTTGCCCGGTGGGTTATCAGCTGGCGGCAACATCGATAACACGTCAAAGGGGAAGGTTCTGACGCAGGCGATCGAGCTGTCAATGAACACGCCTTACATTGACTTCCACTACAACGGCAGCAGTGCGGATTATACCGCTCGCCTTATCCACGACAGGCAGAACCGCCTGAACGCGCAGGTACAAAGTTTTTGGGTCACGGACGGGAGGATCACAGCATCATCGACCATGCCAGCAAACCCAGCCATCGGAACGCAACTGACCTCCAATCCGGTACGCTCATTGATGGCCGGGCGCGGGGCCTATGGTGACGTGGACGGGGCTTACGTACAGATGTACATGGAAGAGCAGGTCGGGACTGAGCACCGGCTTGTGCTGTACGCGGATGGGTTCGGACGTACTGACGCATGGATATTCCGTGCTGGCGGCACCATTTCCACTGGCAAAGGGGACGTCCTGACTACCGGCTCAGACGTGCGGCTGAAAGAGGATTTTACGGAATCTCAGGAAGGTGCCTCCAGGCGCATTAACGCGCTGGGGGTATGCGAGTTCAATATGAAGGGCGAAACACGCAGGAGGCGTGGGTTTATAGCCCAGCAAGCTGAGAAAGTTGATGACCTGTATACCTTCCCCGGCATCGAGCAGGAGATTGATGGCGAAAAATTCACGGTGATGAATGTGGATTACACGGCCATCATCGCCGATTTGGTGACCGTGGTACAGGATTTGATTAGGCGAGTTGACGACCTAGAAAGTTGAGGAGCATAAAAAATCCCCCGGAGGCACTTGCCGGGGGCAACTGAAACGACATTAATTGCTGTGTACATCACAGAATAATTTGCAGTAAACGATAAGTAAGTTCAAGTAAAGTTCTACTGGTCAGATGTTTTGTTGTTTTTTAATAATCTACCAAAATCAATAATAAAATAGTGCTAAATCCTGTTGGCTTTTCATGTTTAAGGATATAACCCTAAACTATTGTCTTTCATCAGATTTAAAATGTACCGATAGATTCAAGAAAATGGATGTCAAATGTTATTATTGATACGTTTATCATTAATTGAAGTGCCATCTTGTAATTTTCACATCTATGTTATAAGTTTGTAATGCAGGACGGTTTTATTTTGTAATTTAGTGGTTTAAAGTGATAGCGGTTCTTAGTGATTTATAATAGGCTTTCTATGTTAACAAAATTCCCAGATGAAAAATACATATCTGACAGAAATTCATCGTTTATTAAACGAGTATATTTTTTACGTCAGATAGGTGTCGTTCTTTGCTTTCTTCCTATATATTCAGTCCTCCAAGAACAGTCACATCAAAAAATAACGATAGCCCTGTTAATTTTGAATGCACTCATCTGGCCATCGGTTGCTTATCTGGCAAGCATGATGTCGAAGGATATGCTGAGTACTGAAAAAAAGAATATGGTACTCGATTCATTCTGGGCTGGTATCTGGATAGCCGTAATGCAAGTTAGTCCAATTCCATCATTATTCATAATTTCAGTTCAAATAGCTGATCGCTATGCTGCTGGTGGATGGAAAATTTTAAAACCAGCATTAACGTGTATGATGATTAGTTTCCTGGCAGTTTGGTTAGCAAATGATTTCAGATATACGATTGAATTCAGTACCCGAACGGTATTGCTTTCTTTACCCTTGGCAACCTGCTATCCCATTGTATTGAGTGTAGTTTCAAGACATTTATCTATAAAGTTGAGGAAAAGAAGGGAGTTACTGGAAAAGCAGGCCCTGATGGATCCTGGTCTAGATCTTCCAAATCGCCGTTTTTTTGAGCAGAAAATGGAAAGTGCTTTTCGTGCGACGCGTAAAAAAAGAATTCATTCATATCTTATGCTCATTGATGTTGATAATTTTAAAAAAATTAATGATACCTATGGTCATGAAGTAGGCGATGCGGTGTTATCTCGTATATCAACAATATTACGAGAGTGCGCTGGTGAGAAGGACGTGCCAGCAAGAATTGGTGGCGATGAGTTGGCTATAATTGTTAACAACAGTAATAGCAAGCTTGTTATAGCTATGGTTCATTTAATTCAAAAAAATATTAAAGATCTTTCATTACCTTCTCACAAAGATATTTACTGTACTGTCAGTATCGGTGTTTCTTGCGCAGAAAATAAAGAATCAATCATCGAGTGGATCAAAGAGGCTGATGAAATGCTATATGAAGTTAAACGTAACGGGAAGAATGGATATTGCATGCCGAATAATTGAAGATGATATGATTTCTTTTCTCATGATTTTATGCTTATAAATTTTAAAGATAGTTTATGATCGGCATTACCAATACGGATAAATTTATTCGGAACCACAGACACCATCTCAACTAACGTTTGATACCTGCCACCAAATCAGTGTCACCGCTTAACTGTATGATTTTATTATAATTAATGACTGGCTCGTGTTAATTGATTTTCCCTTTTGAGTCATTTGATTTGAATAATCGATCAATTTATGAAATGTGATAGGTTTCGCCTATTGTTCGATCGTTATCGATCATTTTAAACTATTTCTCTTTCATTATTAATTATGACACGATTAGGATTATTCCTAGTTCCGGTGTTTTTTTAATGACAAAGAACAGTGTGGAAATAGATTCCTGTAGATTTGTTTTAGAACCATCTTTTAAAAAAGATGGTTCTATTCATTCTTGGGAAATTCTCACGAAAAATGTTAAAGAAAAGTATTGCAATGATTACCTTGCTAATGAAGTTGGTTTTTGTTTCACTTCATTAAGCGATAAAGAAAAAATCGATGTGTTTAAGAAACAGATATTGACAATTGAAAGGCTTGACACATCAAAATTGAAGTTCAAACCAGTTTCGTTGAATGTTGATAGTCTTATTAGCGATTGTATTTTGAACGATAAATATATTGGTGATTACTTAAAAAACCAAAAAAACATTGCTTTTGAGATTAACGAGCATTTTCATGAATTCAATACTAAATGCTCTATGGTTGACTTAAAGTGTCTTTCAAAATTGTGTCCAGTATGGCTGGATGATTTTGGGAGCGGCTTAACAAGCTTAACAATTATAGATATGTTTAATTTTGAATGTATAAAAATTGATAAAGATTATTTCTGGGAAATACAGAGTGAGAGCGAATTCTTTAACGTAATAAATAAAGTAAAATCATACTGCAATTTCGTGATTGTTGAGGGAGTTGAGACAATAGAACAAAAAAATAAAGTACATTCTGTTGTTAATTGCGCTTGCCAGGGAAGGTTGTGGATGAGTGATTACTATTATATTGAGATTTAAAATAAATGACAACAAAAGATGATAAATGTCCATTTTGTGGTGCAAATTTAATTAATGAGGACCGCTGCCACAGTTGCCATGCATTTCAGATTAAAGGGTATGTATCAAGAGACGCTCGCAAAAGAATTAATTTGGTATCTATCGGTACGTCTTTACTGGTAGCGCTCTTTGGAATCTTAGTTGTGTTTCTGGTATCTTTCGGTATCGGTGCATATATTACTATAATTGCGCTTTCTCTTGTTTTTTATTTTATTATGAAAAAGATTCTGTATGTAAAAGAAGAGAAAAAAGGGAAGATAGTTTGGAAAAGAGCAATAATTACATGGTAGATAATTATTGAAATAATATTATAGTGATGGCGCTTTCAATCAAAGCCTCGAATTTCGAGGCTTTTTTATAGTATTTTTATAATGCTTTCAAAGCATGAATTAGAACATCCGAAATATTTAACCCGACTCACAGGGAGTGAGTATTATTGGCTAATAATTCACTATCCAGATGAGCTGAAAAACTCAAAGCCAGTTATCAAAACTGAAAATATACTAATGAATTTCAATAGGTTAGGGCTTAGGCTAAAAACATTAACCACATATCAAAAATACCTATTTTTCTTTTTAAATCAATAAGTAATAATGTTATTAGTTAACTACTGCTGCGCCACATGCAGTGGTTCGAAGCCGCAGACCTGATCGTCAAAGGCATGGAAGGCGCTATCGCCGCCAAGACCGTAACCTATGACTTCGAACGTCTGATGGAAGGCGCTAAACTGCTGAAATGTAGCGAGTTTGGCGACGCGATTATCGCGAACATGTAA